TGCGGGTGAGCCATCATGTACGGGTTTCCAAGTCGATCAGAGTCATCGGCCGCCACTCAGACACCCGTCAGCGAGGCTGTGGGCCTCGCCTGGCCACGATCAGCCCCATCCGGGTACGTCCGTACCCCCGAGACGGCTGAGCGGCTTTCAGGCCGCTCTCTAGGAATGGTGATCTGCACCACTTAGAGGTGGTGGGAGTCAAGGTAACGCGTATCTATTCTATGAAGGGGCACTGAAGGTGCCCCGATTAAGAGCGCCATCAAGGCGCTCATCAGTAAGAACCGGCCTCTGAGGGCCGGTTCATCGGAACCTGCAACCGCAGGTTCTTAGGGCCGCGCCCTGAAGCGCGGCCTGATAGGGGTGATCACTCTGTTTGGCACTCGATCGAGTCCCAACTGGGAGACCCAGCCGGCGAAGATGGACGTTCTCAACCTCCGTCACACCTTCGAGTCCTCGTCCGGGTGGCAGATCCCGGACCTTCGGCCGACGAGTTTCGTCCCGGCCAACCTCGCAGCGTGGAACATGCCACGCCATCGCGAATACGCCGCCGTATCGGGCGGCGCTCTGCACTTCTTCCTTGACGATTACCGCTTCGAGAGCGTGTGGTCGTCTCCTGAACGACTTCTCCCCCGCGTCACCGCTGTCGGTGCGGCGCTCACGCCAGATTTCAGCCTCTGGCGCGACATGCCCCGGCCGGCTCAGCTATGGAACGTTTACCGCTCCCGCTGGTGTGGCGCATTCTGGCAATCCCACGGCGTCGAGGTCATTCCGACCGCCTGCTGGGCCACTCCCGACACATACGAGTTCTGTTTCGACGGCATTCCGACCGGTTCAACGGTCGCTATTTCCTCAATGGGCATTCGGGCGAGCGAAATAGATCGCTCGCTGTTCCGTGAGGGCGTGAAAGAGCTCATTTCCCGAACGCAACCGCAGCTCCTCCTGGCCTACGGCCGACTGCGCCATTGCGACGACATCGACCTACCCGAGGTTCGCGAGTATCCGACCTTCTGGGACCGACGCAGAAAGCAGGTGAGCGACTCATGGGAGGACGCGGCACCGGTGGCGGTCCCGGCCCAGGAACCGGAGGCTCAGCCCGCAAGCGCGGCGGTGGCCTTTCCGGGACCGGAGGCAGTGCGGGAGGCGGTGGCAGCTCTGCGGGCTCAAGCGGTGGAGGCGGCAAGGGGAACTCTGGAGCCGGTACCGGTGGAGTAACCGGGGGCCAAGGCGGCGGCGGCAACGCCGGCGGCGGTGGCTCGTCCACCACGGTCAACCAGCAGCACCCTCCACGCGTCGAGATCGAGTTCGGCGGCAACTTGACAGCCACCGAGATGGCCAGGGAGCAGAAGTACCTCGACGCTCTGCCCGAGCACCTCCGCGTCGGCCTCGCTCAGCGCGGCACGCGGGTCTTCGTCGGCGGTCGCGCCGACCAGTCGCCCGGATGGGCGGCAACAGGGATCAAGTCCCATGAGCTGACGGCCGATGGCCGCGAGCTTGGCGACCTGTCGTTCTACCTGCCCAACCGCAACGAGGTCTTCATCTCCTCGCGCTCCCCGCACGGGAGCCAGAACGTCTACGTCCACGAACTGGGCCACGCAGTCGACTACAAGTGGATCAAGCCCGGTGGCGTCACCGTGACGTTCGGCGGCAAGGACTACGAGGTCCGCATCATCAGCGACGACCCGTTCTTCCGGGCGATGCACCAGAAGTACATCCTCAACAACCCTGACGTGCGCCAGTACTACCGCACGGGCAGCCAAGGCACCGCGTCGAGCGGCCGACGCGAGTCGGTGGCCGAGGGGCTGGCCGAGTACACCAAGAACGGTCGGCAGGGTCTGGTAAACCTGTTCCACAGCGAGGAAGCCGCCTCGTACTGGATCAAAATCATGCAGAGATACGGGGTGATCAAGTAATGCAGGAGCCGGAAGGCGGAATGCCTGACTTCGATCCCAACGGGCCTCCGTGCGCCCCGTACCCCACCGAGATCCTCAACCTCGGACGCTTCCGGTGGCTGGCCCAGGATGGCCACGTCATCGAGCTGCCCGAGAGCGAACTCGCGTGGGCACAGCAGCAAGCTGAGATCGCAGCCGAAGACGGGGAGGATCCCCAGACCGCTGCGGGCAGCATGTTCGGCGACGGCACGTCGCTCAACCCCAGGACGCTCGCGTTCTGGGAAGAGGCCGCTCTTCGCGGCGGCCACACCCTCTCGGATCTACTGATTTGAGCTGGGCCGGCTCTCGACGCCGGCAGGAACTACCCGAGGACTGGGAGGCGATTCGCCTCTCGGTCCTGCAGGACGCCCACTTCATCTGCGAGATACAGCTCGCGGACAGGTGCGTGGGAACAGCATCCGAAGTCGACCACATCGAGCGTGGCAACGACCACTCGCTCTCCAACCTTCGTGCTGCCTGCCACAAGTGTCACGCGAAGAAGTCATCAGACGAGGGCAACGCCGCTCGTCGTAGGAACCAAGCCCGAGGGAAGCGACCACCAGAACGTCATCCAGGGCGTCGATAAGTCGCGGGCCAGGTGCCCGCTCTATGCCCAGGAGGCAACATGGCAGGCACTCGCGGCCCCGTAGGTAAGCGAGACGAAGAGCGCGTAAGGCGCAACGTCCCAACCGATCCCACTGCGACCGTCACGGTCCACGGTGCAGTCAGCATCCCCGAGCTGGGAGACATCAGCTTCGAGGGTGAGACCCACCCGCTAGTCACCGACATGTACGAATCGATCAAGGCATCCGCTGCGGTCAAGTACTACGAGCCCACCGACTGGCAGTTCGCCAGGCTCATGCTCTTCACGCTCAACCAGGAACTCATCTTCGCCCGCCAGCTCGGCAAGCCGATTGGTGCGATGAAGCTCACTGCGATCAACCAGATGCTCTCCTCGCTGCTACTGACAGAAGGCGATCGACGCCGCGTTCGGCTCGAAATCGAACGGACTCCCGGTGACTCTCCCACCGGAGAGGTTGTCGACATGACCTCGATGCTCAAGCAGCGCCTCGCCGCCTCTCAGAGGGCGGCTGGCGGGGAGTAATGGTCCCCCGGAGGGGGTTCTGAGCCGCTGCCGCTACCAGTGCGCTCCCCTCTCCGGGGTTGACACTCTCCCCCAGAAAGGAATCCCTTGTCCACCATCGGCATTGAGATCGACCAGGACGAACTCGTCCTCACCCGTGGCCGTGACTTCCGGTGGTCGTTCGAGAACCTCGACACCGCGAACCAGCCCATCCCCTTCCCCACTGGCGATCTGTACTTCGAGCTGGAGACTGGCGGCGAGACCAACAGCATCCAGCAGGTCGAGATCACCGGAGCCGACAGCGGCGAGTACCGGCTGAACTTCGACGGCACCCTGTCCGACCCCATCGACTACTACCAGGCGTCCGACACCCCCTACGACCTCTCGATCGACGTGCGCTCCGCGCTGGAGAACATCCCGGCCATCGGAGCTGGCAACGTCCGCGTTTCGCGCACCGGCCTCAACCCGGTGTGGAACCTGAACTTCCAACTGACCGGCACCCCTCAGAACGAGATCCAAGAGCTGAGCGTCGTCAACCTCCTCGGCTGGCTGGGCCAGCAGCTCGGTGAGGGCGCGATGGTCCTCTCGTATCGCGAAAGCGACTCTGAGCCAATCTCTTTCGAGTCCAACGCAGCCACCATCCAGGCTACGCTGGAGTCTCTGCCCCAGATCGGTAAGGGCAACGTCGTCGTGACGCAGACCGACCCCAAGGGCATCTTCAAGCTGGAGTACCAGAACCTCCTGGCCGCTCGCGACATCGAGCAGATCAAGGTCCGCGCCTACGAGAAGAACGCAGGCGACTTCTTCGGCGGCGGCATCACGGGCAACCTGCTGACCGTCCTCGGATCGAAGACGATCCAGAACGGACGACGCTCCGTCCTCGACGGCCGGATGATGGACACGCTGACCCAGAAGATCAACGACTTCTTCTCGCTGTTCGATGACCGACTCCCGCTCAACATGGAGTTCGTCATCCAGAGCCCAACGAAGTTCACGATCGTCTGCCGGGGCACCAAGGGCTACCGCGAGATCGATCTCAAGACCTTCGACCTGATCTTCTCGGCGCAGATGCTCAAGACGTACCTGAACAACACGACGCTGCTGAACGGCGCGATCACCTCGGTGACCGTCGACCAGTACTGGAACCACCTCTACGGCGTCGAGTTCATCAACGACATGGGCTTCAAGCCCCAGCCTCTCCTGGTCGGAGACGCATCCGGGCTCCACACCAGCGTCACGGCGATCCCGCTCGTACCGCAGATCAACACCACCTACATCGAGCGCGGACAGAGCGCGATGACCCTCTGGCCGTTCGTTGTCGAGGGGACGATGGCCCACCTCAAGATCGAGAGCGACGATGCCGACCGCATCCAACCTCGCACGAAGTGGCAGCTCGTCTTCCTGCCTGACGGCGAGCCCGCCGGCGGCGAGCCGATCGCTCGCGGACAGGTGACGGTGCAGCGATGAGGCTACGCGGCATCCCACCGGAGACGCCGTCAACCTCCTACGTCGGCAAGCCATCAGGATCGATTCTGGGCGCGGTCAAGCGCCCGGTAGGCCAACTCATCACGGTGCCGGGAATCGCCGGCCCACGCGGCGCACAGGGCGACCAGGGACCACGCGGACTCAAGGGTGACACCGGAGAGCAAGGTCCGAAGGGCGAGACCGGCTCTCAGGGGCCGAAGGGTGACACCGGTCCCCGAGGTCTCACCGGAGACGCTGGACCTCAGGGCGTGCAAGGCATCCAAGGTCCGATCGGCCTCACCGGCCCGAAGGGCGACACTGGCCCTCAGGGGATCCAGGGTCCGAAGGGTGACCAAGGCGAACAGGGTGTGCAGGGTCCACGCGGCTACCAAGGCCCGCAGGGCACGGCAGGTACCAGCCTCGACATCGAGGGCACCGTCGCCACCTACGCCGATCTCCCGACCAACCCGGTCGCGGGCTCCGCGTACGTCGTGGCCGCTGACGGCAAGCTCTACTTCTTCGACGGCACGTCCTTCCCGGCCACCGGCAAGGGTGTTCCGTTCCAAGGTCCGCGAGGACTGCAGGGAGTCCAAGGTGACCAGGGTCTCCAGGGGCCAAAGGGCGATCAGGGTCCGCAAGGTATCCAAGGCCCCAAGGGTGACACCGGAGCTACCGGAGCCACCGGGCCGCAAGGCGTCCAGGGTGTTCAAGGCGTCAAGGGCGACACAGGCGCTCAGGGGCCGACAGGCACCCCGTCCTCCAACGGCACGGTCCTCGACTTCATCAAGCTGACCCAGGCCCAGTACGACGCCCTGGCGACGAAGGTAGCGACGACGTTCTACGTGATCGTGGGCTAGCCGATGGCAACGAGACTCCTCGGCACAACCCGACCGGACTTCCGCCTCGGCAGCGTCAAGCCGTCTCGGCTCTACCTCGGGTCCAACCTCTTCTGGGGCTCGATGTTCGCAGACGAGTTCCCCACGGATTCCGCAGGCATACCCGGCTGGACGAAGGCGAACGGGATCGACGCCCGCGTCGTCCAAGGCCGCGCTGCGGCTGCGGGTATCGGCATGAACAGCTCGGGCACTGCGGTCTACCGGCCCCCCGTGGTCATGCCGCAGGACGACATCGCGATCCGGTTCAGGGTCAACGGCCCCGTGACGGCGGCAGCCACCGACAACGCGGCAGAGGTCTGGGTGCGTTGCGAAGACAGCACCGCGATCAACTACGCGGTACAGGTTCGATGCTTCCAAGGCCCGAACCGACTGCTGATCGCAACCAGGATCAACGGCGCTGCAACAGACCGGACAACCTCCGTGGCATACCCGTTCGACGTGGACCTTGAGTTCCTGGCGATAGGCAGGACGTTCACGGTGACCAGGCTCGACACCAAAGAGGTGCTTTGCACCTGGGTCGACTCGACCAACCTCACCGCGATGGGCTCGTCCTATCGAGGACTCAAGGCCGCACTCCAAACCAACTACCCGATCTTCCAGCAGCAGTACTCATCCCCGAGCCTCGACAGGTTCGAGGTGCTGCTGCCGTAGACGGCACAAACCTGGGCGGCTCCCCAACCACGGGGAGCCCCCACCTTCCCCGGTCGTCCAATCGGCAAGACGCCTGACTCTGGATCAGGAGATTGAGGTTCGAACCCTTGCTGGGGAGCAACTTTACACCCACCGAAAGGAACACATGGCACGCCTAGATTCTGAAAACGGTTGGCGTCCACCGTGGGTGGGCCAGGACATGCTGCAGTGGTCAGAGATCCCCGGAGCCCCCGGCGTATCGATGCAGTTCATGAAGGGCTGGCCGCTCGTCGTCATGCGAGCGTTCGCCGCCGACTTCCACGCGTACGTTCAGCCCCTCCGGGACGCTGACTGCGCCTGCTACACCCCGACCAACAGCGTCTCGACCTCGAACCACCTCAACGGCACGGCGATGGACCTCCGGTGGCAGAGCCACGCGTTCCACGTCCGGGGCACCTTCACTCCCGCCGAAATGCGTGTTCTCCGTGAGCTTCTCGACTTCTACGAGAAGATCATCTACTGGGGCGGCGACTGGCAAGACCCGATCGATGAGATGCACTTCCAGATGGGCTACGGCACCTGGAACAACCCACGCGTTGGAGACTTCATCCTCCGCAAGATCCGACCGGATGGGTTCTCCACGTTCCGTCGCGGCGACACCCCGACGCCGGCGGCAGCCGACCCCGTGTGGGTGCTGGCCAAGGCCACGGGACTCCCGACAGCTCGCGCTGCCGAGATCCTCCCCGCCATCACCGCTGGACTGATGGCCTCTGGCTGCACGACCACCCCGCGAATCGCCATGTGGCTGGCGCAGGTTGGGCATGAGTCGGTGTCGTTCAAGTACACCGAGGAGATCGCCAAGAACGGTCGCTACGCGCCCTACATCGGACGGACGTGGATCCAGATCACCTGGGACTACAACTACCGGGCGTTCGGACAGTGGTGCAAGGAACGCGGCCTGGTGCCCGACTCCGAGTACTTCGTCCGCGACTACATGGCGCTGGCCGACCTCAAGTGGGCTGGCCTCGGCGCTGCCTGGTACTGGACCGTCGCACGCGGCACGCAGATCAACGACGCGGCCGACCGCCGCGACCTGAACAGGGCCACGTACCTGATCAACGGCGGCTACAACGGCCTCTCCGATCGGCAGACCCGCTACAACCTCGCGAACACCCTCGGCGACAACCTGCTCGCCCTGATCGGTGTCAACACCCAACTAGACGAATGGGACGCCCTCATGGCTGACAACACGCTCTACCCGACCACGTCGGCCTACCGCGCCGACGACAAGCCGGTGCTCACTCTGCGGGACGCGGTCCTCCAGAACAACGGAATGCTCTACTCGAAGCTGATCGAAGACGCTGCGCTGCAGGGTGTTCCGGCAGCCATCGAGATCGTGGCCAAGCTGGCCGCAGGCCAGGGCGTCGGCGCTACCGACGCGTTCAAGGTCGAGCAGGCCCGAGCCATCATCCGAACCATCAAGGCGAATCTCGCCGCTCAGACAGGAGCTGTCAAATGAACATCGCCCTCTACTCCAAGGCGATCGTCGCCTTCCTAGTCGCGCTCGCCAGCGCGGCCTCCCTCAAGGCTGGTGGCCCGGACCACCTCTCGACACTGGCCTTCGGGGACTGGATCGGCATCGTCGGCGCTGCGCTCGTCTCCGGTGGCGCGGTCTTCGCGGCCCCCGCGAACAAGAGCAAGGAAGAGCCTGCCCCGGCCTTGTCACCCACCGAGATCGTCACCGGCGCTGTGCAACAGGTCGTGGACGCCCGCCAGCAGGCGCAGGCGGATCTGGTGGCTGTCACCCAGGTGCTCAAGGGCGCGGCCGACGTGCTCCCGGTCTTCGGCGACGAGGCCCGAGACCTGATCAACAAGCTCCCTCAGTACTAGGAAAGGAGGCGGGGTGAGCCTCAGCAACCACCATGTGGAGCTTGCCCCGTCCCCTCCCCACATCGTCGGGCCGTCCTGGCAAAGGACGGTCGACGGTGACTGGTACCTGCCCGAGCTGACGCTCGGGTGGGGCGTCTTGGAGTGGATGGCGGAATACGTCAACACCCCAGGCGGGCACGACGATCCGCAGCGACTCAAGCACCTCATCGCCCTGTCTGAGCAGGGTCTTCTCGACAACGAGAACATGTTCGTCCCCACCCCCGAGCAGATCCGCTTGGTGCTCTGGTGGTACGCCGTCGACAAGTACGGCCAGTACGTCTACCGCGAAGGAACGATCCGCCGGCTCAAGGGCTGGGGCAAGGATCCGTTCACCGCCGCGCTCTGTCTCGCAGAACTCTGTGGGCCAGTTGCATTCTCACACTTCAACCCACTGACTGGCGAACCGGTCGGCAAGAGGCGCAACGCGCCCTGGATCACCGTCGCCGCAGTGTCGCAGGACCAGACGAAGAACACCTTCTCCCTGTTCCCGCAGATGATCTCGAAGAAGCTCAAGGCTGACTACCAGCTCGACGTGAACCGCTTCATCATCTACTCGGACGGCGGCGCAGGACGCATAGAAGCTGCGACCTCAAGCCCCGCGTCGATGGAGGGTAACCGGCCCACGTTCGTGGTCCAGAACGAGACCCAGTGGTGGGGCCAAGGCCCGGACGGCAAGGTCAACGACGGCCACGCGATGGCATCGGTCATCGAGGGCAACATGACCAAGGTCGACGGTGCTCGCACCCTGTCCATCTGCAACGCCCACATCCCCGGTACGGAGACCGTAGCCGAGAAGGCGTACGTCGAGTACCAGGACGTGCTTTCGGGCAAGAGCGTGGACACAGGGGCCATGTACGACGCGCTGGAAGCGCCTGCCGACACCCCGATCTCCGAGATCCCCTCGCAGAAGGAAGACGAGGAGGGCTACCTAGCCGGCGTCGAGAAGCTGCGCCAGGGGCTCTACATCGCCCGAGGCGACTCAACGTGGCTGCCGATCGAAGACATCATCAAGTCGATCCTGTCGACCAAGAACTCGATCACCGAGTCCCGACGCAAGTTCCTCAATCAGGTCAACGCGTCCGAGGATTCGTGGCTCTCTCCGCAGGAGTGGGACCGCTGCTTCGCCGATCCCGAGAAGTACCTGGAGCGGTTCGGCTACCCGTTCGTGCCGCCCGGTAAGGGCGACAAGATCGCGCTGGGCTTCGACGGGTCCAAGTCCAACGACTGGACGGCCCTGGTGGGCTGCCGCATCTCGGACGGCTACATCTTCGTCATCAAGATCTGGAACCCCGACGCCCACGGCGGCGAGGTGCCTCGCGAAGACGTAGACGCCACAGTGCATTCCGCGTTCCACAAGTACGACGTGGTGGCCTTCCGCGCTGACGTGAAGGAGTTCGAAGCCTACGTCGACCAGTGGGGTCGGACCTACAAGAAGAAGCTGAAGGTCAACGCCTCGCCGAACAACCCCGTCGCATTCGACATGCGCGGGCAGACAAAGCGATTCGCGTTCGACTGCGAGCGCCTGGAGGACGCGGTCCTCGAAGGCGAGGTCTGGCAGGACGGCAACCCGACGCTCAAGCAGCACGTACTCAACGCCAAACGGCATCCGACGACATACGACGCAATCTCGATTCGCAAGGTCACGAAGGACAGCAGCAAGAAGATCGACGCTGCCGTCTGCGCTGTCCTGAGTTTCGGTGCGAGACAGGACTATTTGATGAGCAAGAAGGCTCGCTCCGGGAGGGTGGTGATGGTTCGATGACAGCGCCGCTACCCGGTCAGGAAGAGATCGCTGACCCGGCCATCGCCCGAGACGAGATGGTCTCGGCGTTCGAAGAGTCGGTGAAGAACCTCAAGAGCAACACCAGCTACTACGACGCCGAGCGCAGGCCAGAGGCCATCGGCGTCACCGTCCCACCGAGCATGCAGTCCCTGCTGGCTCACGTCGGCTACCCGCGCCTCTACGTCGACTCGATCGCAGAGCGCCAGGCGGTAGAGGGGTTCCGCGTCGGAGACGCAGAAGAGACCGACGAAGAGATGTGGCAGTGGTGGCAGGCCAACAACCTGGACATCGAGGCTCCCCTCGGTTACACCGACGCCTACGTCCACGGCCGCAGCTACATCACGCTCTCGATGCCAGACCCCAACATCGACCTGGGCTGGGATCCGAAGACCCCGATCATTCGGGTCGAACCGCCTACGCGGATGTTCGCCAAGATCGATCCTCGGATCAACCGTGTGTCCCAGGCCATTCGGGTCTCGTACGACGACAAGGGCAACGAGATCCAGTCGGCCACGCTGTACACGCCCACTGACACCTTCGGGTGGTTCAAGGCTGACGGCGAGTGGGTCGACTGGTTCCAGCAGACGCACGGCCTGATGGCCGTCCCCGTCGTCCCGCTGCCGAACCGGACGCGGCTCTCGGACCTCTACGGCACCAGCGAGATCACGCCAGAGCTTCGGTCCATGACCGACGCGGCGGCTCGCATCCTGATGCTGATGCAGGCCACTGCGGAGCTGATGGGTGTCCCCCAGCGACTCATCTTCGGCATCAAGCCCGAAGAGATCGGCGTGGACCCCGAGACGGGCCAGACGTTCTTCGACGCCTACCTCGCTCGCATCCTCGCGTTCGAAGACGCCGAGGGCAAGATCCAGCAGTTCTCCGCTGCCGAGCTGGCCAACTTCACGAACGCTCTCGATCAGATCGCCAAGCAGGTCGCGGCGTACACCGGGCTCCCGCCCCAGTACCTCTCGACCGCTGCTGACAACCCGGCATCCGCTGAGGCCATCCGCGCCTCGGAGAGCCGCCTGATCAAGAAGATCGAGAAGAAGAACCTGCTGTTCGGCGGTGCGTGGGAAGAGGCAATGCGCCTCGCCTGGCGCATGGTCCACGGCGGCGACATCAAGCCCGACATGCTCCGCATGGAGACGGTCTGGCGTGACCCGGCCACCCCGACGTACGCGGCCAAGGCTGACGGCGCGGTGAAGCTCTACAACAACGGTCAGGGCGTCATCCCCCGCGAGCAGGCACAGATCGACATGGGCTACTCCGAAGCGCAGCGCAAGGAGATGGCTGCCATGTTCGAGCGTGAGGCTGCAATGGGCCTCGGTCTCGTCGGCACGATGTACGCCACCGACGACGGCCCTGACGGCGCTCCCAAGCCGATCGCACAGACGGCTGACGGCAAGACCGCCAAGCCTGTGGAGGCTGAGGTCGTCAAGACGTGACCCCCGAGCAGTACGCGACAGCTCAGTACGCCATCACCGCCGGCCTAGCCGCCTATGTGCAGCGATTCGCATCGCTGTTCACCGGCCCGGTCCTGACGAGCGCGGAATGGGTCAAGCTGCTGGCCACGCTGTTCCCCGAAGTCGAGCGGCGGTACTCCGAGAGTGCCGCCCTCGGCCGGACCTTCTACGACTCCCAACGTGAACGCCACCATCCTGGGCTCGACCGCAACGAGAGGTTGCAGTCATCGCTCAAGTTCGAGTGGTTCGTCCAGAACATGCAGCCCGCACGGCGGGGGATGTCGCAGGCCGACTCCCCCAACGCTGCGGTAACTCGCTTGGCTCTGAGCGTCGTTCGCGAAGTGGAGATGGCAGGACGCCGACAGATCATCGGCGCTGTCAAGAACGACCCCGAACGCATCGTTCAGGGTTGGGCGAGGGTGGCCACAGGACGCGAAACATGCGCCTGGTGCCTGATGCTCATCTCACGCGGACCCGAGTACATCGACGCTCGGGGCGCAGGCATCAACCTCGACAACCAGACCGTGCTCGACCTTTGGGACGAGGCCGGCTGGGATCCCGAGAAGTTCCGAGAGGACACGAAGGACGAGGTCGAACAGTGGCACGCAGGCTGTGATTGCTTGGCGTTCCCCGTCTTTGACCGAAACAACTGGCCTGGACTGGTCGCTCAGAAGAGGGCGCTCCAGCTCTGGATCGACGCCGGCAAGGAAGCCAGCAAGCTCATCGACTCAGGCAAGGCCCGCTCCGAAAACATGAACAGGGAGACGCTCAACGCGCTCCGTCGCCGCCTCGACAGCGGCGAGATCTCCATCCCGTCTTACGCCCTGGCGGCGTAGAACCCAATAGCCCAGGAGGCGAAAACACATGTCCGACACCCACACTGAGACCCCAGCATCCACCGAGACCCCCGGAGCCCCGGAGACTCCAGCCTCGGAACAGACGCCGAAGGTCTTCGATGAGGCGTACGTCAAGTCGCTCCGCGACGAGGCCGCTGCGGCTCGCGTGGCAAAGAAGGACGCGGTTGACGCTGCCGTCCGAGAGCTGAACGTGAAGCACCAGGCCGAACTCGCAGCTCGCGACACCGCGTACACCGAACTCCAGAACGACCTGGGCAAAGCCTGGATCGAGTTGGAGAAGCTCCAGACCTCTCTCGCACTCAAGGTGCCGAGCGAGCGCGTTCAGGCGTTCGCGTCGTTCCTGCAGGGCGAAGACAAGGAGTCCATCGAGGCGTCCGCGAAGGCTGCCTACGACCTGGCTGGCGGGTTCAAGTCGAACACCTCCTCCGCTTTCTTCGACCCGACGCAGGGTCGCGGTGGAAGCAAGGAACCGCTGCCGCTCAACGGCGACAAGCTCCTCACCGCGCTTGTGACCGCCGTGACCAAGGGCTCTGGCACCCGCTAGTCCCAGCTTCACCAACCCCCCTAGTTTCACCACACAGAAAGGCCAATCATGGCTGCAGGCACTGCATTCGAGGTCGACCACTCCCAGATCGCCCAGACCGGCGACACCATGTTCAAGGGCTACCTGGAGCCCGAAGAGGCGCAGGACTACTTCGCCGAGGCCGAGAAGACCTCGATCGTTCAGCAGTTCGCTCGCAAGGTGCCGATGGGTACCACGGGCCAGAAGATCCCCCACTGGATCGGTGACGTGAGCGCGTCGTGGATCGGTGAAGGCGACATGAAGCCCATCACCAAGGGCAACATGACCTCGCAGACGATCGAGCCCCACAAGATCGCGACGATCTTCGTGGCGTCGGCGGAAACCGTTCGTGCGAACCCCGCCAACTACCTGGGCACCATGCGGACCAAGGTCGCGACCGCGTTCGCGATGAAGTTCGACGGTGCGGCTCTCGACGGCGTTGGCTCGCCGTTCAAGACCTCGCTGGCCCACGCGACCAAGTCGATCTCGCTGGTCGATCCGGGCGGCGCGGGCAACAGCTCCGCTGACCTCACCGTGTACGACGCGGTGGCCGTCAACGGCCTGTCGCTCCTGGTCAACGACGACAAGAAGTGGACCCACACGCTTCTGGACGACAAGGTCGAGCCGATCCTCAACGGCGCGAAGGACCAGAACGGCCGTCCGCTGTTCATCGAGTCCACCTACGGCGAGGCCGCGAGCCCGTTCCGTCAGGGCCGGATCGTCGCTCGTCCGACCATCCTCAGCGACCACGTCGCGAACGGCACCACGCTCGGCTTCATGGGCGACTTCTCCCAGATCATCTGGGGCCAGGTCGGCGGGCTGAGCTTCGACGTTACCGATCAGGCGACCCTGAACCTCGGCACGCCCCAGGCTCCCGAGTTCGTGTCCCTGTGGCAGCACAACCTCGTCGCAGTCCGTGTCGAGGCCGAGTACGCGCTGCACATCAACGATGAGCAGGCGTTCGTCAAGCTGACCAACGTCGTCACCGCCTAGTTCCAACTTGACACCCACCGGGGCCGACCGTGTCTATTCAGTCGGCCAAGAGGATGCAATCCCACCGGCTCCGGGGGTGTCACCCCACCTCAGAGAGGAACACATGCAGATCCGATCCACCATCAACGGTGGCGTGGCTGAGGTCGATGACGACTACGCCGAACGGCTCATCGAAGCCGGGGGCTGGGAACTCGCCGAAGCCCTCACCGCTCCCCACAAGCCACGGCGAGCACGCCGCACCAAGGAACAGATCGCTGCCGACAAGGCTGCTGAGGCTGCCAAGAACCAGGAGTAGCAATGGCATTCGCGAAGGCCAGTGACGTAGTCACTCTGTGGGCCAAGGAGCCCGAGCCTGAGGTCATGGCGCTGATCGAGCGCCGGCTCGCACAGGTCGAGCGAATGATCCGACGCCGGATCCCGGACCTCGACACCAAGGCCGCGGCGAACCCCACGTTCAAGGCCGACCTGATCGACATCGAGGCCGATGTGGTTCTGCGCCTTGTGCGTAACCCCGAGGGCTACATGTCCGAGACGGACGGCTCCTACACCTACCAGATCCAAGCGGACCTGACGACGGGCAAGCTCAGCGTCAACGACGAAGAGTGGCAGATACTCGGCGTCAACCGGCTCTCCCGGATGTCCGTCATCGCCCCGTCGATCGTGCTGCCGACATGAGCGGCTCAGACGTTCAGAGGGCTCCGATTGTCTACCCTCCGGGTCCGATCATCGCGGTCACCCCAGACCGCGTCGACCACACGCTGTGCGACCACCAAGCGGTCCCTCCGGTCTGCTACTGCGTCCACGACTGGCGCATCGAGTGGGGCAACGTCTCCCGCGCCCCGAAGCCCAAGGCCACCTACGTGACGGACAGCCCATGAGCCTCCTCGACACAGGTGCCCGGTATCAGTCGGTGACCGTCTACCCCGAAGAGATGGTGATCGATTCGGACGGCAACAAGAAGACCCAGCCAGGCAAGGTCGGCATCCCCGCGCTGGCGCGTCTCCAGGTGGCCAACCAGTCGGGCACGTCGGCCCGACGAGCTGAGCAGGACAACGAGGGCTACGAGTCCGAGAAGGTCTACCGGATGCGCTTCCCCCGATCGTTCACCAAGGAACACGGCATCCTCGGCGCTCAGTCCCAGATCGAGTGGCGTGGCCAGCGGTGGGCTCTCTTCGGAGACGCAACCGTCTACGAGTCGTCCCCTGCGCTGTCTCGGGTCGACTACACCATCAAGCGGTACTGATGGCGAGGGTCTACGCCAACGCGAACCGCGTTGCAGCCCATCACGTCGACACGATCAAGGCCGTCCGGGACGCGGCCAAGGAGGGTGGCCGGCGTTCCAAGGCGCGGCTCGACGCGGCGCGAGCGTCGTCGGACCACACCAAGATCTACGGGCCGTCGCACGTCACAGGGGTCACGGTCACCCACGGCGACCTGGACTCGTTCATCAACCTCGAAGGCACCGACCCGATGGCCATCGAGTTCGGCCACTTCCCTTCCGGCTACTTCGCTCCCGAGAAGTACGGCCGGATCACGAAAGCCCCCACGGGGCTGTACATCATCACCATCGGCTCTGGCGCTGGTGGGTCCATGTCGATCTCCAGCGGACGGAAGCGAGGTAAGCGATGACATCCCCCACGCACCGCGTGCGCCGTCGCCTGCCGCGCATTCAGAAGGTGGTGGCCCCGCTCCTGCGGGAGGGTCTCCCCGGCGTGACCGTCACGACCTGGGTGCCAGACATCGACTGGCGAGAGTTCCCGATGGTCAACGTCCGTCGCATCGGCGGCATCAGGAACCCGAAGGCTCCGCTGCTGCACATGTCCCCCGTGATCGAGATGTCTGCCTACTCCAACGAGGGGCTCATCGAGTGCGAGGAGCTGTACGACGAGGCGCTGGAGGTTCTCTACGAAGCCGTTCGGAACCAAACGCCAACGGACGCAGGGTATCTGCAGTCGATGTACGAAACGATGGGCGCTACGCAGTTCAGCTCCCTCTACCAGGACTCCTGGCGCATCCAGGGTCTGATCCGGCTCGGCGTCCGCCGACTCCGCGACAACTAGAAAGGCACCCCAATGGCAGAAAACGACGATGCAGTTTTGACAGCGGCGGTCGGGTACGTCTACACGGCCCCTCCGGGCACGAAGGCTCCGACCCCTGCCCTGCTCAAGACGATCAACCTCAGCGATCCGTCGAAGTGGACCGGCTTCACCGGCTGGACCAGCGTCGGCCACACCAGCCGAGGCACGCTCCCCGAGTTCGGCTTCGAGGGCGGCGACTCCGAGGTCAAGGGCTCTTGGCAGAAGAAGAAGCTCCGCGAGATCACCTCCGAAGATCCGGTCGACTACCTGACGATCGTCCTGCACCAGTTCGATGAGGACGCGCTGTCGCTGTACTACGGCGAGAACGCCTCCGACGAGGCCGGTGTGTTCGGCTACAGCGGCAAGAACCCGACCAACGAGAAGGCCGTCCTGGTCGTGATCGAGGACGGCGACCTGCGTCTGGGCCATCACGCCAGCAAGTCGAGCGTCAAGCGCGACGACAGCATCGAGCTGCCGATCGATGACCTCGCTGCACTCCCGGTGCGCTTCACGTACCTCGACTTCGAGGACGAGCTGCTGTTCACCTGGATCAACGAGGATCTGTTCAACGTGGACGACACTCCGTAGTCCCAAACTTGACACCCACTCAGGGTGTCTACCCCGGAGGGGGAGGTTCCTTGGCGGGCCTACCTCCCCCTCCACCCGCCAAATCCTAAGCCCGCCAACACACTTGAAAGGTTCGCCACATGGGAAACGTATTCACTCTTGATTCTGTCCGTGAAGAGGTCGAGCGCGAGTTCGCGCCGGTCACCGTCGACATGGCTGAGGGCTCCGTGGTCCTCCGCAACGTCCTGCGGGTACCGAAGCTGCGCCGCGACAAGGTGTTCAAGCTGATCGATGAGCTGGACGCCGCGACGAAGGACGCTGACGGCAAGCCGATCCCCGAGGAAGACCTCGGCTTCGAGCACATGGAGCGCACCGCCGGCAGTGCCATCGAGCTGATCCGCCTGGTCGCTGACAGCGACAAGCTGGCAGAGATCCTCTGCGCCGCGCTGGAAGACGACGTGGCCCTCACGCTGGCCGTCTTCGGCAAGTGGATGGAGGTCACCCAGCCGGGGGAAGCCGAACGCTCGCAGAGCTAGTTGACGACTACGGCGACTGCATCTTCGCAGACCTGTACGACGAGTACGGCGTGGACCTCGGGGACATCTTCGTTCCCGAGTCCCGCCTCACTCCGAAGAAGGTTCTGATCCTGGTCAAGGAGCTGCCCTACTCGTCGCGGTTCTACGCCGAGAAGCAGGGCGGTCCCCAGTTCAGAGGTTGGGACGAGTCGCGGTACGCGACGGTCGCCATCGTCAACGCTGTGCGAGCCCTGCAGTACACCTACGTCGCTGCTCACTCGAAGCAGCGCCCCAAGCCCCCATCACCCTTCCCGATTCCGAGGAAGACGAAAACGACTCTGCAAGAGCAGATCAACAAGCCAGGCACGTTCGCACACATGGTCGCGACCCAGATGCGTGCTGCCAGAAAGAGAAGGGCGGAACGCGATGGCAGGAGCAGGCGGGACTGAGGTAGGCCGGATCTCGATCCGGGTCTCCCCAGACACAGACCGGTTCCGCAAGGAGCTGAAGGAAAAGCTCGAAGAGGTCGAGAAGTCCGAAGAGGGCAACGTCCCGGTCAACGTCGAGATCGACACCGCCAAGGCGCTGGCCGATTTCCGGGCCATGATGGCGACGATGCGTGCCGAAGGCAAGCAGGGCGTCACCGTAGAGGTCAATCAGAACCGTGGCGGGGCCGGAGCTGGCTCAGGACGGACGAACGGCGGCTCCGGGGGTAATGACACCGGGGACATCTCAGACATCGACAGGGCGGTGCGTGACAGCACCGCCAGCATCTCCCGGTGGGCAGCCGCCTGGCGTGAGGCACGCGGCGGCATCGCGGACTCAGGACGGGCTCTCCGTCAGGCCGTGCAGGGCACCCGCGACTACAACGCGGGCATCCGCGAGCAGGTCTACCAGATGCAGCAGCAGCGTCCGCTGCTGAACCACACCTACGCCGATCTCAAGGCCCGCATCGAGAAGATGCGTGACTTCACTGGGGCTCTCAAGCTCCAGCAGCAGTGGATGCGCCAGAACGACTCGACCCTCAGCGCCAGTGCGGCGCGGTGGAAGAGCTGGATGATGGCCGTCCGGGACACCAACGAGAACGCCACCAGCGCGATCAAGAAGTTCGGTGCGTCGTTCCGCGCCCTCCGGGGCGGCGGTGGAGACGGGGAGGGTGGAGGAGGAATCTTCTCCAGCATCACCCGGATGTTCCAGTCCTCCGGTGACGACGCCGACGAGGCGGCAGACAAGTTCGGCAGCGCGGGCAAGAAGATCCTCGGTCTCTCGCGGGGCATGTGGATCTTCACGGGTGTCTTGGCCATCGCGGCCCCGGCCGTGGCGCTCATCGCAGGTCTGCTCGCAGGGCTCCCCTCGCTGATCGCAGCGTTCGGCGCTGGCGTGGCAGTGGTCGCTCTGGGCATGGACGGCATCAAGAAGGCTGCCGAGGTCATGAAGCCGGCCTTGGACGGCGTGAAGGCTGCGGTCTCCTCGACGTTCGAGAAGGGCTTGACCCCGGTCTTCGAGAAGCTCGGCTCCCTGATGACCACGATCACCCCCAACCTGCAGAGCGTTGCCGGTGGCCTGGTCACGATGGCCAGCGGCTTCACCGACGTGGTGACGCAGGGCAAGGGTCTGGAGCAGATCCAGAACATCCTCAACCAGACCGGTGCGTTCTTCACCGGGCTGGCTCCGGTAATCGCCACGGGCACTCAGGCTTTCCTCACGCTCGCCAACGCGGGCGCGAACAGCTTCGGCACCCTGCTGGCTCCCCTGCAGACGTTCGCCACCCAGTTCAACGACATGGTCAACCGGATCACCACCAACGGTGCGTTCGAGGGCGCTATGTCCGGCCTGGCCCAGGTGCTCGGTTCGGTCCTCAACCTGTTCACCCGGCTCATGGAGTCCGGTGTCACGGCGATGGGACAGCTCGGCGGTCCTCTGTCGACGCTGATCAACGGCTTCGGTGACGCGTTCATCGCGCTGATGCCTGCCCTGACCTCTGTGTCGAGCTTGCTCGGCAACGTGCTCGGGACTGCGCTGTCGGCGCTGGCCCCTGTGATCACCGCGCTCACACCAGCATTCACCATGCTGGCCAACACGCTCGGTCCCATCCTGACGGGTGCGATCACCGCGTTGAGCCCGGTCCTGACTCAGGTCGCACAGCTCCTCGGTGGAGCCATCACCACGGCACTGCAGGCGCTCGCGCCGATGCTGCCGGGTCTGATCGCTTCGTTCGGGCAGCTCGCCACGACGCTGACCACCCAGCTCGCTCCGTACATCCCGCAGCTCGCCACGGCGTTCGGCCAGATCGTCGGTGCGATCCTGCAGTTGGCTCCCACCATCGCAGGTCAGCTTGTGCCGGCGTTCATCCAGATGGTCCCGGCGATCATGCAGCTCGTTCCTCCGATCATGTCGCTGGTCCAGTCGTTCGTCCAGATGCTCCCCACGATCATCCCGATCGTGCAGGCAATCATCTCCCTCGCGGGAGCGTTCCTGCAGGTAGGCGTCACGATCACGGGCCAGGTGCTGTCGGCGGTTGCCGCCTTCATCGGCGTCATCGCAGATGTCACGTCGAAGATCTCCGAGTGGGTCGCGAGCTTCGCTCAGGGCGCGTCGGACATCGCAGCGAAGGCTGCGGAGCTTCCGGGCCAGATCAAGTCGGCTCTCGGCAACCTGATGACCATCGGGTTGGAGGCAGGTAAGGATCTCGTCCAGGGTCTCATCAACGGCATCGGCGGGATGATCAGCTCTGCGGTCGCGAAGGCCAAGGAACTGGCGTCCGGTGTGGCCGGGGCAGTCAAGAGCTTCCTCGGGATCCACTCTCCGTCAAAGCTGTTCACCGAGTACGGCCAGTACACCGCTGAGGGCTACGGCAACGGATTGGAGCAGGGCTTCCAGCCTGTCATCGACAAGGCGAAGGCTCTGGCCGGTCAGGTCGCTGACGCGTTCGCGGGTGGCCAGGATCCCACCGCGCTGATCAACGGCATCCCCAAGGGTGACCTGAAGCGCATGGACAAGGTGCTGTCGTTCGAAGAGAAGCGACTGGAGAATCAGGCGAAAGCCCTTGACTACCAGGCGAAGCTCACCGACGACAAGGGGTTGAAGGACCAGCTCAAGGCCCAGGCTGACGCGATCCGCCAGCAGAAGGAACAGCTCTCTCTGCAGTCGGACATGCTCGACCTGACCAAGGAGTACAGCGACACCGCAGGTGACGCGAACGACCTCAACACCGCCCTCGGTGAAGCGGTCGGCAAGACGATGGGCATCCCCGTCGACTTCGCCAAGGCGACTGCAGGCCAGTTCCTTTCGGACATCGGTATCGGCGGCAACGGCATGATCTCGAAGGCTCTCACAGAGGGCGTGAAGTACATCTTCCAGATCGGCTCCGTCGATGAGGCCATGTCCATCAAGGACCGGCAGGAGTCCAAGGACGCACTGTCCGTCGTCGGCCGCTCCAAGTAGCGGCCTTGACACCCACCGAGACGGTGGGCAACCAGCCCAGGAGGCAACTTTGTACGGCGACACCATCGTCGAACTCGAAGGTGTCAATGGCGAGCGGTTCAATCTGACGACCGGTGACCAGGGGATCTACCTGGCCACAGACGTGGAGGGTTGTTTCTACGACCCTCCCGTCAAGGTCGTGATTGAAGAGCCGGGGAACTACCCCGGCGCTCGTTACTTGAACCACCGAGTGCTGAAGCGAGACATCGTCTTCGGCGTCGAGATTCTCAACGACGCACGTCGCGGAGCCAAGTCGTGGCTCTCGCGAGATTCAATGTGGCGCAAGGCTTGGGCCTTCAACAGAGACTGCAAGCTCTACGTCACCACACCGGAGTCAGGAACCCGGTACCTCAAGATCCGCCTGTTCGAGTCGCCCACCGTGAAGATGGACACCGACCCGAACGACAAGCCCATCAACCTCACGGTGATGTCCTGCATCGCCTACGACCCGTTCTGGTACGAGGACGACAAAGTCTTCGCGGTCAAGACCAAGCTCGACACCCGGTTCACGCCGGCCATCTTCGATGTCCCAGGTGTGTGGCCGTGGGAGCAGATGCCCACCGAGACGCTGCAGATCAAGGTCGACCGTGGCCACGGCGGGCTCAACCCCACCGACCAGTACATCTTCCCGAAGTGGACCGTCCCCGGTTCCACCGAGCTGCTGCCTGGGCTCCCCTGGCCGTTCCCTCCGGGGATCGACATCCCTTGGGAGAAGGCTCCGTTCACTCAGTTCGTCATCCCGGACTACTCGTTCGAGGATCCCGAGTTCGTGAACCGGCGTGTCCGCACGCCGGGTCTGATCTACGGCGAGAACTGCGTCATCGACACCGACCGCCGCGAGGAGCAGATCGCATCTGAGTCTGGCTCGGAGGTCTGGGCTCGCATGAACGGGGTCCGGTTCCGCAACGGCATCCCGCCGTACACCGAAGAGCGCACGTTCGTCATCGAGGCGTCTGGCTGCGCTCCGGGGCAGATCATCACGCTGCGGCTGCCAAGGCCGTGGACGCGCTGCTGGGGGCTCGAATGAGCGGCCTGAGCACGCTCGACCAGGCCGAGGATCTGTGGACTCTCATCTGCGACCGCCGCCTCAAGCGGGAGCAAGCCCGCCTGGCTGAGCCCGACGTAGAGCTGCGTGACGGTGACTTCCGTCTGCGCGGCCTCGTCGCGGGCTACCGCGTGTTGGAGTGGGAGTTCATCGAGAACGAGACGAGCACTGCGACTCTCCAGCTCTCGCTGAGCCACTACCTCGCCAAGTGGGTGATGAACCACCGTGGGCGTAGCAAACGGAATGTGATCCTCAACATCGAGAAGCAAGGCTCTCGTTGGACGGGGATGATGGACCACTACCGAGTGGTCAAGACCGATTCTGGTGACGCCTACCTCGAGGTCGTGTTTTTGCACGACTTCGAACAGGCCAAGCACATCAGGGTCTGGTGCAACCCGTTCTTGCGGCCTGAGCTGCAGTTCCCCAAGATCTGGATCATCTTCGGTCCCGCCAAGTGGTGTTTGCTGGTCACGCTGTTCGTCAACCTGCTTCGGTTGGAGACGAGTCTCTGGACGCTCCCTGACGATCCCACAGATCTCAACGAGTGGATGGGGCCATCGTTCAACCCGGCAAACTGGCGGAACATCGTCAAGCCGTTCCCGTTCCTCCTCGACAACAGCCCGATCGTCATGGTGTTCTCGCGCTTCGGCACGTTCTACGACACGGCGAAGCAGATCCTCGAAGACCATCAGCTCACGCTGACGTGTCGACGGTACATCGCTGATCGCGACCCGCACCCGTTCGCCGATCACGCGGCGGCGTGGGGCATCCCGTTCGTGGACGACCTCTTCACGCACGTCCCCCTCAGGGACGGCTGTGTGGTCTGGGACATCGAGGACAACAGCGGCTGGGGTACGGAGACCGCCTTCGGTGGTTCGTGGCTCACAGGCTTCGTCAGGGCGCTCGTCAACCTCACCGGCAACGGTGATGTAGAGGGTGTCGACGTGTTCACGGGCGACTACACGTTCCCCGGCGAGTACTACCGACCGGACTTCCTGGGCACCAGCCCTCGGGCTCCGCACGTCGTGCTCGAAGAGGGACCGCTCACCGGTATCAAGTCCAGCGAGTTCTCGTACTACGAGGCCACCGACACTTCGTTCCTCGCAGGAGGAAACAGTGCCCCTGGCATCAACGAGGGGATCTCAGCCCTGGTGAACATCGGTGGCGATGTCCTGACCTCGTTCATCAACTCGATGCTCGCCTCGGTCGCCGTCTTCGGCGGTGCGATCGACCTTCCGCCTCTGGGTGGTCTCATGGACTCCGTCCTGAGCCCGATCTACACGGATGTGTTCGGGGCGTTCATGGAAGTGCCGACGCTCCGCGCCGGCGGCATCACCCTGCCCTTCGCGGGGCTGGAGGACGTGAAGTCCGGCCTGGGTGACTTCCACTACTTCGAGAACATGGTCGACAGCCCGATGAAGGCGTTCACCCTCTCGGCGTTCGCGGCCATCGCCGCACAGATCCACCAGACGCGTCAACGGTCAGCTCACACCCTCAAGGTGTCTGACGCCGCACCCTACATCTTCGCCCCGAAGCCCTACGGGCACGCGTGGATTGGAGATCGGGTCGGCACGTCGGTCCTCGGCTACCCGGTCGAAGACCAGCTCTTCGTGGAGCGCATCCGCAAGATCAAGCACCGCATCGACCAGGACGGCATGAAGCCGCTGGAGATCGAGATCGGCTACCGCGAAGCGAAGAACCCTGCCCTGCACATCCTCGAAGAGATCAAGCGTTTCAACGGCGCTATGGGAACTGCGGGGATTCTCTAACGAAAGGCTCGCCGAATGTCATTGCCCACCCAAGAGACTCACGATCCGAGAGACCCGCGACAGCACGTCGTGTGGGCGCTCCGCAACCTCCCGATGGTTGCGGGCGTCGGTGCGATCACGCATCCCGGTTACCTCTCCGATTGGTCAGAGCACTTGTACAAGTGTGGCTTTCGGCACGTTGACAGTCTCCGGGCGCTGGCTGATGAGGACGGCAACATCCATGTCAGCCAGCTCCCCGAGCAGGAGATCCGCTTCCAGCAGCCCTTCCGAGGGCAGCGCCACCCCATGAACCCCGCTGCCAGGTGGGTCGGAGCCGACGAGGAAGACCCCAAGCCCGTCCGCATCCCGAACATCAAGCAGCTCACTGACCAGGAGAACCAAGCGATGATCCAGCAGTACAAGGACGCAGGGATGATCCCTGACGGCCGCGTCGGGCCGGCTATGGCCGAAGAGTTCACGTCGTGAATCCCGTTTACCAGCCAACGAACTGGTTCGACTTGGCCCCCTACATCTTGCTGTCCCTGCCCGCCATCCTGACCGCGTGGCTAGGCGTGAAGAACGTCAAGACCACCCGTCAACAGCATCGCGAGAACAAGCAACACATCAGCGAGTTGAAGTACGAGATCACCAACGACCACAGCTCCAACATTCGCCACGACATGGACCTGATCCGAGACCTAGTACGGGACGGGTTCCACCAAATCACCGGCGAGGTAGAAGGTTTGCGCCGCGACATCCGCACCGAGCGCCGCGAGCGCATCGAAGCTGACCGGCTGCTGCGACTGGTCAAGGGCGACCTGATCAAGGAGGAGGAGTTCGACCTGTGACCACCTACCCGACGACACCGACCGGCGCACTGGACGCCGGCGGTGCGTTTGTCATCGGCGGGGGCGACTTCGCCTACGGCCAGGACTACACCGCGCAGACCGTGCGGTCGCTGTTCGCTCCCCCAGTTCCTACGCCCACCAACGCGATTCCGATGTTGAAGAAGCAGCTCTCGAACATGCCGTTGGAGGCTCTGCAGTTCTTCAAGGACATGATCCCCGACGCGGTCGAGGGTGCGTTCGACACCGTCGCTGGCGCGGTCGAGGCAATCGTCGGAGCCCTCACGGGCGTCGTTAAGTTCCTGACCGAGAACGCCTTCACCAAGTGGGTCGAGGAGTCGTTCGGCAATCTGGTGCGGATGGTCCAGCAGGTCATGGACATCCTCTCCGGGCTCATCGTGGTCCCCATCAACGCCGCTGTGCAGGGCGTGAAGGACTTCATCAACGGAATCGGCACGACCATCAAGAACGGTGCTTCCGTCGTCCAGCAGACCCTCGACGGTCTGTGGGGCGGGTTCCTGGGTCTGTTCGGCATCGGCAAGTCTGCGGCCGACGTGGCCAACGCGGCCAAGGACACCGCAGCGAAGGCCGACACCGGCGTGCAGATCGGTGAGTGGAACAACGCGGTCCTCGGCATCCGCAACAACAAGGCGTTCGACTCGGGGATGGACCCGACTGGCGTCTCGATGTTCAGCATCCCGGCCGCGCCGAGCCCCGGCGCTGAGCCCCCGGCAGTCTCGGCGACGGCGGCAGCCGTCCCGATCATGTTCTGGATCGCCCCCGACGACGCGAAGCGTGGATCGGTCATGTGGTTCGGCAAGGGCAACGCCAACATCACGGCGTTCTACATCGACGTCTATCGGATGGACAAGGCGACGAGCACGATGAAGCTCTTGCACTCCAGCCCGGACCTCTACTCGATGCTGTCGCCGAACTGGAAGGCGCTGCGCTACAACATGGTCAACGCCAACCGCGTCGACACGGCGCACGGCGACGTGCTGGCCATCGCGTTCCGCGTGGCGGGCACCGGCACTCACCAGATCGCCGGCCGATACGTGGGCTGGCAGCCTGCAGACCCGTCGCAGACGCCTCAGCGTCCCTCGGCGGTTCGCACGGGCGTCGGAGACCTGGCGTTCAGCGCGATCAACTACTCCGGTGACATCCCCGTCGCTGCGCTTGGCATCGTTGACGGCGACGTTGCTCCCCCGTACTTCGCTCCTCGCACGTACACCTACGGCAAGGCTGGCAGCTACAACTTCGAGTTCCCATCGTGGGCCAACAAGATCGACGTGGTCCTGTGTGGTGCTGGCTCTGGTGGTGTTGGTGGCAACGGCGGTACCGGTGAGCCCGGATACGGTGGCTTGGCAGGTAGCTGGTTCGCAGAGACCCTCGTCCGAGGCGTCGACTTCCCGGTCAACGCGACCAGCCTGACGATCAACGTCGGTGCTGGCGGTTACGGCGGCGGCAAGGAATCCCGAGGCGGTCCAGGCGGCGACACCTTCCGTGCTCCGATCCCAGGCGGCAAGGGATTGGTCAAGGGCGCGGGAGCGCCCCAGGTGTCTGCCGGATACCCCTTCGGGTTCGGTGCTCCTCCGGGCAAGGGCTCGGGCGACTTCGTCTACAACGATGTCACCTACAGCGGCAGCCAGGATGTCAGCATCGGCGGCGACGGAAACGGAACCCCCGGCCAGACTCCTGGTGGCGGCGGTGGCAACGGACGAGGCGGTATCTACACGATCGCTTGGGCCGGTGGCCCTGGTGGCGACGGCACCGCGTACATCACTGTTCGACAGAGCTAGGCGAATCAGCCCCTCATCCTTAACCGGGTGGGGGGCTTTTTTGCGTTAGATTCGACGGTGTGGGATACGGCATCGAGTACACCCCGAAGGCTCGCCGCAAAGTGGTGGACATCCGCCCGAAGGCGGGTCCGGTCACCGTTACCAAGCCGGATGGGACGGTAGAGATCGTCCCACCGATGCCACCGAAGGTGAAGCGCCGCAAGCGCAAATCGTCACAGTGACGACTGAGCCAGCTCGGACATCTTCTTGGCGATGGCCTCATCGCGAAGCTCGGATGCCATCTGGTACTTCATCGCCATGCGGGGAGTCGTGTGGCCCAGGCGGGCCATCAGTTCCTTCGTGGTGGCTCCAGACTGGGCTGCCAGGGTCGCGCCCACGGCGCGGAGGTCGTGGATGCGAAGCTCGGTCCTGCCGATCTTGGCGTAGCCCTTCTTGAGCGACCGCGTGAACGCTGACTTCGACAGCCGGTTCCCCTGAGTCGTGGTCACCAGCAACGCCTCTGGCCCCTTGTTCATCTTCGTCCGATCGGCCATGTGTTCGCGGATCATCGTCGCGACATGAGGCGGCACGGTCACCGGCCGCTTGGAGCGGACGGTCTTGGTGTTGCCGACGACGATCTTCTGGCCGACCCGCGCCGCGCCCCGGCGCACGCGGAGCTTCATGGTCTCCCCGTCGTCCACGATGTCCTTCCGGCGAAGCTCGATCAGCTCGCCGAACCGAAGGCTCGTCCACGCCAGGATGTAGACCGCGACACGGTAGTGCTCGAACACCTCACCCGCTACCACGTCCAGCTCCTGCGGAGTGAGGGCTTCCACGTCCCGCTCAGCGGCTGCCTTCTGCTCGATACGGCACGGGTTCTCGGAGACCAGCTTGTCCTCCACGGCGGTGTTCATCACGGCCCTGAGGACGTTGTAGGCGTGCCGGCGTGCTGTCGGGTACTGCGTGCCCATCCCGGCCCACCACGCCCGGACGAGGGCGGGGGTCATCTCGACTACCGGGGTCTCTCCGAGAATCGGATAGATGCGCTTCTCGGCATGCGTTGTGTAGAGCGACCGAGTCCCCTCGGCGAGGTCTCGCTCAGCGATCCACTTCCGGGTGTAGTCCTCCAGAGTGAGGGAGTTCGCGGCCTTCGCCTTGGCGCGCTCGGTGGGCGGGGTCCAGGCTTCCATCTCGATCAGGCGGCGCTCGTTTCCGAGCCACGCTTCGGCATCCATCCGGTTGTCGTACGTCGTCGGTGCGTTGTAGCGGACGCCGTCGATGGGAGACACGTAGGAGGCGTGGATTCGCCCGGAGCCGATGGTGCGGAGCTTGCCCCAACTGCGCCTTGTGGCGGTCTTCTTGGAGGTCATGATCGTGACCCTAACATGACCCTCAAGGCTCAACACGCTGCCACGACCTGCATTTTCTTTCCACTTCTAGGTCACGCTCGAAGGGGTCTAATAATGGCTCTGACCTGCATGAACACCACGATCCGACACCCATTCTTCCAAACTAGCTACGCGGGTTCGATTCCCGTCGCCCGCTCCGCAGGTCAGGGGTGGTTTTCCGCCTCTGGCCTTCTTTTTTGCCAGGGGTCGTGACCCTCAGTGTGTCCCCCGTGACCTGGCCTTTCGTGGTTGCACTCCGCTCCACGGCCCTCTACCTTTCAACTCGTCACAACCGAATAAAAGCCCCCTGGCCTGCAGCAACAGACCAGAGGGCGATACACCAGATTGGAGCTGGTGCAGTGAAGAGTCTCTCACGTCAGAAGGTTGCATCGGGGGTTGCAGCCGCAGGAACAGTCGCCGTTGGCGGTCTCGCATTCGCCCTCTCGTTCACCGCTCTGTCGGACCTCGCGAGTCACGCGGGGGTCACGCCGGGGCAAGCGTGGATGGTCCCTCTCGTCATCGACGGGGGTGTCATCGTCGCGACGGCGGCGACCGTCGCTCTACAAGGCCGCTACGCGTGGTTCCTTCTCATCCTGGGGTCATTGGTCTCGGTGGCCGGGAACGTGGCCCACGCTCAGCCACACGGTCTCCTACCGATGCTCATCGCGGCCGTCCCGCCGCTCTGGCTTCTGGCAGCCACGCACCTGACGGTGATGCTGTCCCGTCCGAAGGACGCGGCCTTGGTCGAAGAGTCTGAGATCGCGCCTCTCCGGGCTGCTTGACTGCGCCCGACCGGGCAAGGAATACATAGAGAATCTATGCTTTCCGAAGGCACAAAAAAAGGCCCCCCGAGCCATCCCGAAGGACAGCCCGAGGGGCCAGTTTCTGCGTCAGTACACCTTCCTCGTCCTGCTGGAGTTCACCATCGCGACGATGACCCAGACCGGGAGCCACATGCCGCAAGAGAGCACGGTCAGCACAAGGTGCATGGCGTGGTTCGTCTTGACGGGCAGGATCTGGGGCTGCACCGGGGGGACCGGAGGTTGGTACGGGTAGGGCTGCTGCGGAGGATGCGGGTAACTCACGCCCGACATCCTGGCTTAGTTCCCGATGGGGCGCATGAGCGCCTCGACCGAATCCCGCTCGACGCGGATCAGTCTGGGCCCAAGGCGCACGGCCTTGAGCCGGCCGCTCGCGATGTAGTTGCGAACGGTCTTCGTGCTGACGCCGAGGTATTCGGCGGTCTCAGCGATCGATGCCCGCTTAGGCATGGTCGTTCACCTCCCCCAAGCTCTCCAGATGACGCACCTGCTCACGCAGCGCGTGGTTCTCCAGCAGCGCCTCAGCGAGCTGGCCCTGAGCCAGGTCGTTGGCCGTGTCCTTCCGGTCTGCCATGTCCAGCGCCTCATGGAGGCGGCGGATCAGGTCCGGGATGGCACCGTGCAGGCCGCAGATGAAGTCGGCGTCTTCCTCCGAAAGGAATGCAGCCAGAGGCTTCTTCGCGTCTTCGGTCTGGCTCTGAGCCACGATGTTGAAGCTGCCGGGGAACGACCGATCCTCTTCGGGCATCCAGTAACTCGTCTCTGCCCAGGTGGTCTTCGACCACTGCTGGTAGAGGATGTCGAAGAAGTCGTGCTCCTGAGCCTGCTCGTCGGGCTCGCTCAAACCATCGCCTCCTGCATCTCGCTCTTGACGGCCTTCCACATCTCCACGACCGTCAGCTCCGCGATGTGGAGCATGGTGTCCGGTGGCAGCAGCTCCGCGCCCTCGATGGTCGCGTCGGCGAAGTACTCTTCGCCCTCGGTGTCGGTGAGTTCGAGCTTGATCTTCATCGGGCGTCCTTTCCGACGTACGGCATCAGGTCTGCGACGAATCGCAGGAACACGGCGTCCTTCGGAGCACCGTCCGGGTTCATCTCCTTGGGGAGCATGTAGACCTCGATCGGAGCCTCACCGCTCAGCGGGTTGGGCATGATCGTGCCGAGCTTGCTCAGCTCGTATGTGGCCTTGCCGACGAGGTCGTCGGTCAGCACGCCGGTCGGGGCGTGCAGTGCTACTGCTGCTTTCATCTCTCTCCTTCGGTGGGTGTCAAGCCGCGACCGCGAGATACGGGTCGGTGATGTTCGGGCGGTCCTCTTCCTTGACGTACAAGGAGCCCCAGGACCGGCCTCCGGTTTCGGGGTCGGTGCCGATGGTGATCGGCCCCATCGTCTCGGCCATCAGCTCCGCGATCCGCTGAGCGCCCCACTGCGCCTTCTGTGCGGGCAGTGACGCCACGATCTCGTCGTGGATGGGCAATCGGATGTACGGGGTGAATCCGGCCTCGTGAAGGCGAATCAGAGCCCGGCAGGTCACGTCTCGCGACGTGGACTGGACCATGTAGTTGAGCGCCGAGTAGGTCCGCGAGCTGTCGACCGGGAGTCGACGGCCCACCGCGTTGATGACGTAGCCGTTGGCTGCGGCCTCGGCCGCGAGCTTCTTGCTGTACCGCGCCACACCGGGGTAGGTCTTCGCGAACGCCGCGAGAACTCGCTTCGCCGTGGGGAAGTCGATGTTGGCCTGCTCTGCGAGCGTCTTCGCCCCACCGCCGTAGACGGTGAGGAAGTTGGCCATCTTCCCGATCTTGCGGGGCACCTGAGCCGCGTCAGCGGTCATCTGGTGGAGGTCCGCTCCCGTGCGGAACGCCTCGATCATCGTCTTGTCGCCTGAGAGCGCCGCGAGCACGCGAAGCTCCTGGGTCTGGTAGTCGATCGACCCCATGATCTGGTCTTCCTCAGCGAGGAAGCACCGACGCACCGTGTAGTCGCCAGCCGGCAGTGTCTGGGCCGGGATGCCCGTGATCGACATGCGGCTGGTCCGCGCCTGCAGCGGGTTGACGAACGTGTGGCAGCGGTCCTCTGCGTCCCTCACGTCGAGGAACTTCTGGACCCAGGTGTTGCGCCACTTCCCGAGCTTCTGCGCCTCTTGGATCATCGCCGCGAGCTGTGCCTGCTCGGGCGTGCCCTTCTTGATCATCTCGTCGTAGAGGTCGGAGTTGACCTGGCGCTTGCCGGTCTCGGTGCGACCCTTGATCTTCCAGCCAGCCTCCTCGATCACGTCAGCGCACTGATCGTTCGAGTTGGGGTTCTCCAGCCCGTATTCGGTGAAGAGGATGGCCTCCCACACCGACTTCTCGTAGAGCCAGCGATCGGACAGCTCCTGGGCGTACTCCACGTCCAGCAGGAAGCCCTTGCGGTCCACGTAGCTGCAGATCTCCGCGACCTTGTGCTCGTACGGCACCAGCGGCCGACTCACGTCGGGCACCAGCTTCGTCAGCTTGCGGCACAGCCGTGCGGTGAAGATCGTGTCCATGCCGGCGTACAGCAGGTACTCCGGGTGGAACAGGTCGATCGTGGCCCAGATCTTCGCCTTGGTCGTCTTGTGCTCCTTGGCCAGCTTGGCCATCAGCTTCTTGACGTTCTCGGCCTGCTCCTTCGAGATGAACTCAGCGATCAGCTCTTCGAGCGAGTGACCGAACCCCCCGGCCCCGTAGGGCCGAGGGTCGACCAGCTTGGCCAGGATCTGGGTGTCGAGCACCCGTGGCCACAGATCCTCCATCGCGATCCCGAAGCACTGGTCGAGCACCTGGAGGTCGTAGGAGGCGTTCTGCATCACGATGGTCCCGAGCTGAGCCAGAGCCTCACGCACCTCGTTCTGGAGCTGCGTCTCGCTCTCGTCCACCGGGAGGATGAACGACTCATGCTCGTTACCGAACTGGACTAGGCGGCAACGGAAGTCGGCGCTGTAGATCTCCAGTCCGGTCGTCTCGGTGTCGACCGCCAGGCACTTGGCGTGCGCCCGGATAAAGCTGCGGAAGTGAACCAGATCGTCCGGGTCTTCGACCACGTTGATCAGCACCTTCTCGCCGTTCACTGTGTGGTTGAGGACGATCATGGTTGCTCTCCTAGTAGATGTCGCGGACGAACGACGCCGCAGTGCGTACGCGAGACACGCTGTCTTCGTGGACGATTGGTCCGGTGATCTCCTTGGAGACCTTGAGGTTGGCCTGCCACAACGCCGCCATCGCGTTGTGCTGCCACAGGCTGACGTAGTTCGGACCCCCGAACGAGACCGTGGCCTCTTCGGTACCGGCCTTGTAGCGGACGCTGTTCTCGTCCACCTCGCCCAGCTCCGACATGCGCTCGATCGCCAAGCGCCGAGTGTTGACGCCCTGCACGTCGATCGGCAGGGCTCCGTCGCGGGGCAGGATCACTACCACCTGAGCGCGGTCGCTCATCAGTAGTAGACCCGGTTGACGATGCGGGAGATGGTGGCCGGGTTGACCCCGTAGTTGCGGGCCAGATCGGCCTGCTTCATGCCGCCGGCGTGGGCCTGCCGGATGTCCCGAGCGTCACGCTCCGAGAGCTTCGGCCGGTTGATCCGGGTCGGGCCGCTCTGCTTGATGCCCTTGACGAACGCGTCACCGAAAGCCCGCTTGGCCGTGGCCAACTGAGCCGTCAGATCCCCGATGGTGTGGTACCTGCTGTCTGCCAGACGCCTCAGGTTTTCGTTCTCCAGCGCGAGCGCGGAGTTGTTGTCCAGCACGACCTCGATGCCCCGCTTGAGCGTGTCGATGTCCAGGGTTGCCTGTGCGATGGTGTCGCTCATCAGTTTTCCTCCCGAGCCGCAGCCGACTCTTCTTCGGTCATGTAGTAGAAGGACACGACGTGGTCCCAGTTGAAGGTCCGGTGACGCCCGTCCCCGAACTCGATGACGAGGACGCCCTCGTCGGTGTCGAGCAATGGCTCGCCTGCGATCTGGATGAACCGGTCCTCCAGCTCGATCGCGGTGATGCGCTGCATCAGACGTTCCTCGCGATCGCCGCGTTGGCCCAGAACATCGCCTCTTCGAGCTTGGTGATGGCCAGTGCCTTCTCCCGGCCCTCCGGGACGTTGGCGTCCACGTACTCAGCCGTGGAGCCGATCGCCGCACGCACCGAGGCGTGCTCGTTCTGCTTCTCCGGGGTGGTCGCCGCGTGGAACGCGAAGCGGTGCCTGATCTCTGCTCTCATGTCAGCCTCCGTAGCTGTAGGGGGTGGTGGGGATGTCCTGGTACGCGTGGGGAGCGATCTCCCGTAGTTGCGACAGGAGTTGCCCTGCCAGTTCACGGATCTCGGCATCGGCTGCTTCGTGCCACCTGTTTTTGATCACGTACCGCCAGGCGCGGTGGTTTGCTGTCACGACCATCGGGGAGTTGGTCATGTTCGGGAGGACCGCCCTGGCCGCTTCTCGGGCCTGCTTCCTCGGCTTCCCGGACTCGGTGAAGATGTCGACCAGGCGCTCGTACGCCTCGCCCGTGAAGGACTGAACGTCGAGGAGGATCTCCTTGGCCTCGTCGGCTGACGCCGGGTCCAGCTCGTTCACCACCGGAGGGACGTGGACTCCAAGCCACGTCGGGTCGACATACCGTTGCGAGACAACGGAGAACGACAGGTGGCGGTGACGCTCCAGCTCGGTCAGGACAGACCGGCTGGCCTCGATGTAGAAGGTGGCCGAGGCGTGTTCGAGCACGCTCTCATGGCCCACGTCGAGGATGTGCTTGAGGTAGTCGACGTTCTCCCGCGTGGCGGGGTTGGGCCGATCGAACGACCTGTAGCAGTTCCGGCCTGCGAACTCCGCAAGCTCGTCGGCCGAGGTGATCTCGTCGTTGTCACCGGAGTATCCGGTTCCTGCCCAGGTTTGGTCTTCGAGGATCGTCGCTGCGATCAGTTGGACTTTCATGCTCTCCGCTCAGAGATGTTGTGGTGGTTGAGAATCGGGTAGCGCGGCGGTACATGCCTTCCCCCTCCGCGCCTTTACCGGCTGATCGACCCGACTCTCGGTGGGTGTCAAGCTAGAGACCTACCGGAGGTACTCGGCCTTGCACTGCTGGTCACGCGGGGCCGTGCAGGAGAACAGCTTGTAGGCGTTGCCCTTCTGCGAGACACCCGACTTGAAGACCATCGGGCCGTGGACGCAGGAACGGGTCTCACCGTTCGGAGCCTGCGTGGCACCCTGAGGCGCACGCTGGGCCTGCTGTGCCGGGGCAGCCGCCTGGCCACCGCCAGCGGCCGGGGCCGCAGCGGGAGCGCCGTAGACGCTGGCGATCCGCTTGACGTAGTCCATCAGCTCCTTGAACTCCGGGTCGTGGATCTTCGCGTTGACCTCGGAGGCCGTGGCACCCTTCACGACAACCCACGGTGCGCCGTAGGCACCGTCGAACTTGAACGTGGCCGAGATGCCATCGGTGGAGTGCTGGATCTGCTGAGCCGTACCCGTCGCGGCCGGAGCCGTCTGGGCGGGAGCCTGAGCGACAGGCTGCTGCTGCGCCTCCTCGGGAGCGGTAGCGGCGGGAGCGGCGTCAGCGAATGGATCTTCGTAGGACAATGTGTTCTCTTTCTACTTAATGGGACATGCGCCGTTGGCGCAGTTTTCATCGACGCCGTCAGCGACGGCCTTAGCGGCAGCAGTTTCGTACTGCTGCTTGGTGATCCGCTCGTAGGGAGCCTGTGGGAAGCTCGCCTCCGGGAAGATCGTGGAGCCCTTGATCAGGCCCGAGAACCTGTCGAGTGCAGACCAGACATCAGCGGCGCTGTACCGCTCCGGGTCGACGTTGGCGGTGAAGCTCACCGCGTTGTCTGCCCAGCACGTCTGGTAGAGCGCCTGGAAGGCCAGGAGCTGAGTGAGTGTCAAGTCGTCAGCAGACTCGACCAGCTCCTCGCCGTCGCGGCCGTGTAGGTCCACGACGCTCTGAACGAGCGTGTCCATCGTCGGGATGGACACCACGGCGGTGTTCGGTGCGAAGAGGTCAGGTTCGACCTCGTAGCCCTCACTGGTCAGACGAGCCAGCTCCGCGAAGTCGCTGTTCTCGTTGAACCGGATGCGCCGGATGAAGTGCTTGGCGAAGATCGGGTGGATGCCCTCCGAGACGCCGGCCAGCTTGGCCACCGTTCCTGTCGGTGCGATCGTCCGCTTCTTCACCGGGACCGGGATCCGTAGTGCGTGGCAGAACCGGGATGCCTCTCCGTCGACCTCAGCGGCCATCTCACGCAAGAACTTGGTGAACCGCTTGTCTCCGGGTGCCTCCGAGTACTTCCGGCCCGTCATGGCCAAATAGGACGCCACTCCGAGGTGTCCCACGCCGATGCGACGGTTCCGATCGAGCACCTCGCGGCTCTTCGGGTCCGCGACGGGGCTGAACGTCGCCCGGATCAGGAAGCGCGTCATCAGCCGATGAGCGCGGATCAGGTCCAGGTAGTCCGTCTTGCCCGCCTTGGTGACGAACGCCGCCAGGTTGACGTGGCCCAGGTTGCACGGCTCCCACGGTTCGAGGGTGATCTCTCCGCAGGGGTTCGTACAGACGACCTTGTTCGGCTCCCCGACGTTGGACAGAGAGCTGTCCCACATGCCCGGTTCGCCGTTGCGGACGGCTCCCTCGGACAGGAGCTGCATGACCTTCTTCGCCTTGATGAAGTCCACGCGATCGACGTAGAACGCTCCGCGAGCTGCCTCCCAGAACTCCGCGTCGACCTCGACCGAGATGTTCGTCGTCCAGTGCTCACCCGAGGTGGCCTTGATGTTGATGAACTCGAAGATCTCCGGGTCGTTCCAGTGCATCATCGACATGCGAGCCGACCGGCGCACACCGCCGGCGACGACGCAGGATGCGATGGCGTGGTCGATGGCCATCGCGTCGAGCCCGGTGAGCTTGTGCCCCCACCGTTCCGACAGCACGTCGCAGACCTTCTGCAGCATCTGAGCGAACGGCAGTGGGCCGCTGGCGAATCCACCGAACGTCTTGAGCTTGGCCCCCGCCTTGCGGATGCGACTCACGTCGTAGACCCGCTGGTAGTGGACCGTCTCGGGACGGTAGTGGGTGTCGATCAGATCGGTCAGGGCTGCCGCCCAGCCCTCACGGCTGTCCTCGATCGCGTAGGCACCGACCCAGTCCGAGTCGTACCGCTCCGACAAGACGCCTGCGTCCTTCATCGACTGGTAGTCCGGGTGATCCGGGTCGCAGACGATCTCGACGCTCAGGAAGTGCTGCACCGGGGGGTAGTGCTCGATGTAGCTCTGCGAGTAGTTCGCGCCGACGCCACCGCCCTCCATCAGCCTCAGGAAGGTGAAGGCGAAGTGCTCCGAGGGAGTGTCGGTCCATCCGGCCACCCAGCAGTTGAAGAGGTGCTGTGCGTTCGGCACGCCCGACGCCCAGAGGTGTCGGCCAGCAGGCAGGAGCTTGAACTCCGTGATCAGCCGGGTGAGCTGCTCTCGCTCGTCGGGGAGGTGGAACCGAGGATCAACGAGTGCGAGGTTGCCAGAAACCACTCGCTCCACAGTCTCAGGCCACGATTCCTTGCTTCCGTCAGGCTTCGTGCGAGCGTACGTTCGGTTGTAGACAAGCTCTCCAGTTGGCCCCCAGGGGATTTCACGGTCAGCCATCAGTTCCTTTCGATCAGTTCGTGACGCTTGAAGTAAGCGTCGGTCTCGTCGGTGTTCGTGAACGAGACCCCGTATTCGATGGGACCAGCGCCGCGAACCACGGCGGTGACGGTCCCCTTCCGGCCCCGGAACTGCTTCCATGAGCCCTTGGCCGGGTACAGCTTCTCGTCGCGCTCAACGACGACCTTGGTGCCCTTATTCACTGGCCCCCTGCAGGATTCGCTGCGGAGAGTGCCGCATCGCGTAGCCGGGGGTGAAGATCCCCCCGCAGCCCTCCAGGTCTTCCTGCGTCCAGTTCTCCAGCCGCATTCGCGGCGCGTTGGGGAACAGTTCGGGGAACACCTCGGCTCGGTACATCTCCGAGCCGGTCATCCCGTTGAAGATGGGATCCATGATGTTCAGGTCGCTCACGCGGCCCGTCCTTTCAGTAGGTCTCTGATCGGCGTCTCGTAGAGGTACTCGTCTCGCACCTCGGGGTGCTCGATCAGCAGGATTGCGATGTCAGCCGTGGGGTCCGAGTGACCGCCCGTGGTCGGGCGGGTCTCCGGGAACACCGAGTGCCGGCTGCCCGGACCCTCGGTCTGGTTGCCGTCCGAGTCGACCCCAGCGGTGATCGCGATGATGTTGACGTGCTCGGTGAGCGACTTGACCGCTCTGGACAGCAGCATCGCTGCGCCGCCAGCCTTGGTCGGGATCTCCCCGTCCTCGTACCGACGCCTGATCGCCTCGGCCTGGCCCTCGTTCTGCGAGTCCAGCGCCTCCATCGCCCTCGGCAGGATGTCGATCAGGTAGCGATTGGTCGACGTGCCAGCCAGAGCCTCCTTGATGTTCTCCGAGGAGTAGAGGTTGCGACCGTTGAACTCGTTGGCGTTGAGCTGCTGGCCGCTGAGCATCTGCAGCGCGGCCCGCTTCACCGTGGTGACGATCTCGTTGGTGCTGAGACCGACGAGCTTCGCCTGCGTGCCAGGGCGTTCGAGGTACCAGACCCAGATGTCGTTCACCAGATCATCGAGACCGCTCTCGTCTTGCTTCCAGGCCCAGAGAGCCGCCTTGGCGGCGGTGCGGAAGACTTTGTCCACTAAGGCATCACCTTCTTGAGGTAGTCGTCACGATCGATGCGGCGATCGAGGTTGCGGGTGACCTCCTCCGCGAAGACCTCCCGGACCTCGGCAGAGGTGATCTGCCGAGAGCGAGCGTTCTTGTGGAGGTAGGGCAGTCGAGTGGGTGTCAAGTTTCAGACCTTCCAGACGTGTCCGTCGACCGAGAACTGACGGCCGACGATCGGGACAAGCTCGGGCTTGACGTGGTTGCCTTCGACGGTCAGCAGACCGAAGCCGCTCTGCCAGTTGGCAGTTGCACCCTTGAGGTAGACCGCGAGGTCCATGTTCATCAGGTTGCCGACCTCCATCGACCACAGCACCTTGGCCGACCCGCCGTAGCCCAGCGTGTGGGGCTTGATGCCCTGACGGTGGGTGTGACCGATGATCACCGACGAGTTGAACCGCATCATGGCGTTGTAGGCGGTGTCGCCTGCCTTCTGGGACAGTCGGACACCACCACGGTGGCCGTGGGTCGTGACCCATCCCGGAGCGATCTTGTAGAACTCCGGTCGGACGACGACGCCGAAACCGTCGAAGTCCAAGAGGTTCTCGAACTTGAACTGCTCGGCGTACTCCACCAGGGCCGGCGCGTAGCGCCCCAGGTACTCGTACGGGCGGCTGTCGTGGTTGCCCTCATGGACGCCCACCGGGCCGTCGTAGCGAGCCCGCAGAGGCTCGAGGAATCGGCGCTTGGCCTGCTCCGAATCCGGCTTGATCCGCTTCTGGAACTCCTCGGCCGTGCCCTTGGTCCACCGAGACGGGCTCGGGTAGTCCATCAGGTCACCGATGTGGAGCACCTCGTCGGGCTGGGTGTCCCCGATGAACTCGACAACGGCCTTGAGCGCCTTGCGGTCATCGAACGGGATCTGCGTGTCGCTGATGACGACGATGCGCTGGGTCACACGGCCACCTTGAAGGGGCCGAACTGGTCCCAGATGTGCAGGTCAGCACCGGTCATCTTGTGCGACGTGTTGTCGTCCCACTTGGCCCTCTTGCCGTCCTCGGCGAACTTGACCTCCAGCCAACGGCTGTCGACGTTGATCCGCCAGGAGTCGCCGTACTTGTCGGTGACGACCAGACCGGCAGGGATGTCGGCCAGCGAGGTGTACTCGGTGATGGCCTCGGCCTGAGTGGGAGTCAAGCCGACGCCCTGCAGCTTCTCGGTGAGACCCACGTAGCCGCCGATGTCGACGTAGGAGTCTCGGTGGTAGCCGTTCTTGGCCCGAGACAGCTTGAGCTGCACCATCAGATGCACCACGTCGAACGGGGTCAGCGGCTCGCTGAGCTTCTTGCCCAGCTCCTGGGTCCACCGAGCTGCGATGTCCACGAACGAATCCTCGACGGGGCCGTAGTCGGCGCGGCGCTGGCCGTTGATGATGCGGTCAGCTTCTTGCAGGATGGATTCGCTCATAGTCCGGTCTCCGATGCGGTGAGGAAGGTGATCAGGTCTTTGACCTCATCGGGCTGGTAGCCGATGATGGGGTCACGCACGTCGGTCACGATGACCGGCACGCTCGCGGCCTTGAGCACGTCGGTGACGTACGTCCGGGCCTCTTCGTTGCGAGTCAGGTCGACCACGTCGTAGTCGATCCCCGCCTCTTCCAGCTTCTCCTGCACCCGGTGGCAGGGACGGCATCCCGGCTGGGTGTAGATCGTCACTGGCGTGAACATCGTTCGCATCAGATCCTTTCCAGCAGAGCGTCTTTGCCCTGCGTCATAACTAGTGAGTTGACATCCTCGCCATCCGGCATCGGGATGATCCGGGCGTTCGGCAGCGTCTTTGCCACCTTCTGTGCGAACTCCATCCCGGCTTCGTCTCCATCGGCCAGGATGTTCACGTTGCGGTAGCCCTTGAACAGCTCGGCGAAGTGGGGCTTCCACATCTGCGAGCCGGGGACTCCCACGGTCGAGACGCCAGCCATTTCGGCTGTGATCGCGTCGATTTCGCCCTCAGTGATCGCCATGTCCTTCGAGTAGCGAGTCAGCGTGAAGGTGTTGTAGAGGCGGGGCTTGTCCCCCGCCACCGTCATGTACTTCGGAGTCCCGCCATCGAGCCGGCGGAACCGAAGGGACGCACAGGACCAGTTCCGCCACGACGACCACCGGAGGTACGGGATCGCGAGGCAGCCTCGGTACATCTCATGACCAGGGAGTGGATCGGCCACGTACCCCAGGCCGAACCGTCGTGCTGCGTCCAGAACCCCCCTGCTCGCCAAATACTCGGCGGCTGGGCTTCCTGGCAGGCTTTCGCGGTACCGGGATGTCGCTTCCCACAGATAGTCCCTCTGCGATTCGCTGAGCTTCTGCAAATGTCACCTCCTTCTCTTCGTGTCGGATGATCGAGATCGCGTCCCCTCGGACGCTGCAGGCCATGCAGTTGAACCCCTGGAGGTCGTAACTGACTGCGGCTGACGGCGTTTCCTCGCCGTGGAATGGACAGAGGCACTTGATCCACTCGCGCCCCGTGTCCTCCGGGGGATCCCAATCGGGGTAGTACCGGAGGATCGCCCTCGCGATCGGTGAGTCACTCAATGACTCACCTCGTAGACCGCGACCTCTCCAGGCACGGTCAGCAGAGCCTCTTCGAGGCGGCGCTGCACGTACGTTGCGAGAGCGTCTGTGTCCTCCGGGATCTCGGCCCGGACCACAACGTCGATGCGGTAGTACTTCGGCTTGTCCATGTTCCTCCAGTGGGTGTCAAGTTCGAAGCGTGAGCTTGTCCGCTTCGATCGGTGCTATGCGCTCCCCGAGAACCTCTACGGCCGGGGGCCGGCGTAGGTAGGCGATGGCGCGTTCGAAGAACTCGATGCAGTCCCGAGCCCACCCGAGGGTGTACTTGTTGCACATCGTGCAGAGCAGACCTCGCACGATCCCAGTCTTGTGATCGTGGTCCACGGAGAGACGCTTGAACTTGCCGTTGGCACGCTGGCAGATGTAGCAACGACCGCCCTGGAACTCGTAGATCTCCCAGTACTCGTCGGGGGTAATCCCGTACGTCGCAAGTATTCTCGCGCCCCAAGCTCCCGAGCTACGCTCTCGTTTCTTAGCTCGATGATGGGTAGCACAACGCGGGCCAGGGTGAGGAGTCTTTCGCTTGGCGGTGATCCCCTCAGCGACGCAGTCAACGCACTGCTTCGGGGCTCTCGGCCTGGCCGGTGGCCGTCGAGTCGCCACGTATCTCCTTCCGGCGTTCGAGGATCCACATAGCCCAGGACAGCATCACCAGGGGCCAGATGATGAACTCCCACACGAACCAGATCCCGTTCACTTCACCATCCGCTTGACCCACTGACGTGACATCCACTTCGTGGCCTTGTCCACCGGGGTGTGGTCGGGCTCGTCGGGTTCCCCGAGGTCGAGTTCGACGCGAGCGAACTCGATCCCGAAGACCTTGAACGAAAGCGTCACTGAACGATCACCACCCCAGAGACACCGGGCTCACCCTGATCGCCCTTCGGCCCTTGGTAGCCACGCGGACCCACGAAGCCCTGAGGGCCACGCTTGCCGGGGCTGTACCGGGCGATGACGAAGGCGGCGAACATGCTCCCGAACACCGTGATCGCGTTGGCGATGTAGGCGGTCATCCCGCGTGGTCCCAGTCGCAGGACGGGCCACCGGAGCGTCCGTCGTTGGCGTTGCCTTCGTACACGCACAACACCTTTCGGCCGTCCGGGAGGTTGACGTAGTGCGGGTTGGCCGAGACGGCCTTGTCGGACGACTGAACCGTGCCGCCCGGAACCGTGGACGCGCCGCAGCCGGTGAGCATCGCGATCAGGATCATCGGCGCGACGAGCGCCAGAGCGAGCTTCTTCACAGCCACCGCCGACCCATGCGCTCGATGTTGGCCTCGGAGACGTTCTGGGCCAGCGGCCAGCGCAGCCCTTGGCGGGTCTGCTTGGTCTCCACGATCAGCTCACGCCCTGCGGCGTCCTTGACGGCGCGGCCGTCCTCGCCCACCACGAACGACTTGATGGTCGTCGTCACCGGCTTGGTAGCCAGCAGGAGCGCCAGCGTTTGCTGGTGCAGCGGGTTGGTCTTCTTGGGCATGACGTTGGGGGTTGCCATCAGGTGTTTTCCTATCTGAGTGGGTGTCAAGGCCGAAGCCTGGGTGAATGTCAGGTTGCTAGTTGCCAGATGTGTTCCGGCTTGCCGTACGGGCCTTCGATCTGCTCGTCGGTCTTGACGAGGAACCCCTCGTCGGTCAGGACGGTGATCTGCATGCGGACGCTGGTGATCAGCCACCGCTCCCCCGCGTCCACGCCCTTCTGCCACGCCTGCCAGGGCGTCAGGTTGCCGTGGCGTCGGAAGAGCGCCTTGACCACCTCGGACTGCCGCCCGGAAGAGCGGCGGGCCTGCTTGAGTCGCTCACCGGCCAGCTTCGGGGTGTTGAAGTACTGGGCTTCCAGGGTCGCGGTCATCAGCACGAACCCATCTCGTTGCCCAGCCACACGCCTCCGAGGAACGGCAGGAGGCCGCTGCTGCTGCCACCGCCCCCGTAGTTGTTGTTGATCGTGGTGTGCGTCGGGTTGGACGGACGCGACGGGCTCTTGACCGAGGGGATCTTCGGCGACGGGGGTCGCGGGATCGACGGCACCCGAGGCGACACCGGGGCCAGAGGGGCTTCCACCGACGCCAGAGCGACGGATGGCATTGCCGCACAGGACGTATCCGCGTCACACGCGGACAGGCCGACGACGCCGAAGGCTGCGATGGCTACGGTCGCTACGAGCTTCTTCACTTGCTGGCCTTCCGGTAGATGGCGGCTGCGAACAGCCCGGTGACGAGGTAGAACAGGCCGACGAGGCCGGCTGAGATCCACAGCGGGGACGTGACCCAGACCCAGGACCAGTCGATCTTGTGGATCAGCTTGAGGACCAGGAACACGACGAACAGGATGATCGGTAGGGGCATTTCGCTACTTTCCGGTGGGTGTCAAGTCACTGACCGAAGTCGGTGATCTGCATGGTGTCTCCGACGAACTGCAGAGACGCGAAGTCCTGACCTGAGGGGTCGGACTTGCCACCACGGTTCTTGACCGTGGAGACGTTGAGCGAGTCGGGGCCGAAGCCTTCCGACACGCGGTTTAGGGTCTGAACCATCTCGGGCACGCGCCCGATCTGACCCTTGATCCCAGACAGCGGGATCGGCTTGTCGCCGTCGTTGTACTGCCCGGTGACGTGGTGCAGCCCGATCACGCAGGAGCCCGTGTTCCGGGCCATCGTGTGCAGGTAGTCCATCAGCGACTCCAGGCCGCTGAACGGGTCATCACCGTCGCTACTGTCCGTTCGGACGTTGGTGATGTTGTCGACCACGACCAGCGCCGGATAGTCCTCATAGAGGGCGGTGTACGCCTCCAGCGACTCCTCGATGGTGTCCAGCGATGGTGACGCGTTGTAGTTGAACCTGATCGGAAGAGGGTCCAGCTCGGCCGTGATGGCCTCGGGGATGTCCTGATCCCGCACGGCCCGCGTCGACTGTTCGAGCGACATGCCGCTGAGGATGGACACCGACCGTGTGAGCTGCGTGAACGCATCCGAGTCAGCCGAGAAGTAGAGCGTCGGCACCCGGCTCTTGAGGGCGTAGGCCAGGACGAAGGCCGACTTCCCGGTGCCCGGACCAGCGCAGACGAGGACGAGCTGTCCTCGGCGGTACGTGGCCCCCTTGCCTTCGATCGCGTGCCAGACCGTGGGAAGCGGGTCGCCGGCCTCGCCCCGGATGTAGAGCGACTGCCGTGGTGTGTACATCTTCCTCCTAAGTGGGTGTCAAGTTCGGGACCGCTTGATCAGTGCGTCGTAGATCTGACGGCCCTGTGCGTGGGCTGCCTGCTCGGCGTCGATCTCCGCACCGAAGTGCTTGGTCAGCTCTCGGGCCTTGATCTTCATCAGCTTCATGATCTGCTGGCCGCTGTGGCCAGCCCGGTGCATACGCACCAGCCCTGAGGTCTCATGCGGCGCGTGGCGCGTCGAAAGCGTCCGGTGGTTGGGATCCCACTCACGCGGGTTGTCCGGGCCGTAGGCGGTCACAGGACCACCACCCCGCCGCCTGGGTAGACGACGGAGACGGCGCGGTCGGGGCGCTCTTCACGCCTCGCGTTTGCGAACCGCAGCGCGGCCTCCTCGGTGGGGAAGGGCGTACGCGAGGGCTGCGCCAGGGGATGCCAGTGGGGCTTCTCCGGGAGCGGACCAAGCGCGACGTTGTAGTACTGGTCAGTGGGACCGTGGTCGAGGTCTTTCCGGTATTCGTTCATGCTCGCCTTTCTAGATACGCGTTACTCAGTGGGTGTCAAGCTGGATTCACATGAAAGCCGGGCAACTGAGATGCACGTCGCAGAAGTTGCACTTGTCGGCTTCCGGGAGGGCAGGGAACTCCTCGGCCTGGATACCGGCCTCGACCTCCGCGAACCGAGCCGTGATGGCTTCCTCGGTCCACTCGGTGAGGTCGAACGGCTCCGTGACCACGGGCTTCTTGCCCTTCTTCCCGGCCATGTAGTAGTCACCGGTCTTCGGTGCCTCCACGCCGAACGTCTTGGCGATGGCCAAGGCGTAGACCCCGAGCTGGAAGTCGTCACCCGGCTTGTTGCCGGTCTTGTAGTCCCGGACCCGCAGCTCCCCGTTGACCACGACGACGGCGTCGATGAACCCCCGGACCCGGATCTGACCCAGGTGGGTGTCAAGTAGGAACGAAAAGGAAAGCTCGATGGCCGGCTTCGACGGCCGGCACTTGCAGTCTTTGACGTGGTGTTCCTGATCGGGACGGATCAAGCACGCGGGATCGCGGATCGCGGGTGCGATCCAGATCTCCTGCCCGGTGTCCTTGCGCCAGGCGATGAACTTGTCGACCTGTTCGTGGCCGATCTCGTAGCGGCGCTCGATGTCTCGCTCACCGTTGTACGGGCCGCTGTGCGCCCACCAGTCGAAGTTGGGGGTCTCTTCGGTCAGCGCGTTGATGTCCTTGGCGTACTCCTCGGAGAAGATCTCATGCGACTTCTCGTAGGACATCTCTCGGCCCTCGGCGAGAGCTTTCTCGTAGACCTCGGCGAACGTGTGGAACGCAGTGCCCTGCGGCAGCCACGCGGCCGGTCGCGGCCACACCTTGTCTCGGCGTGCCAGCTTGTAGGCCATCGGGCAGCGGGTGTACTGGTTGATCTGGCTCACTGAGCGCAGCGGGATCTTGATGGTGGTCAACAGGCCATTTCTCCTTTCCAGCAGAACTGTCCGCTGCTGTTGATGATCGCCCGAACTTCGTCGGCCGTGTACTTCCCCTGGAAGGTCACCGGGACAAGGCCCAAGATGGTGTGATGCACTCTGCCGTGCATGAACAGGGGGTTCTCCTCGGAGCCTTCCGCGAGCACGTCGATGTGGTGCTCGGCTGCGTCGAGGATGACTTGCCGTACTGGGTCGTACATCCGGCTGGTCTGCTTGACCAGGGGGCTGCGGCAGATCAGGAGCATCTGCCCTGCCTGGGTCGGATCCTCCGCGTTCCAGAACCGGCATCGGTCTGCGCGCAGCCACCCTGGCTTGTCTGCGACCACCTCCGGGGTCGAGAAGATCACTCCGGGAAGCATGTCTCCAATGAGCGTGAGTGGCACTGCAACTTCCTTAGCGTCATCATTCGGCACCGCCCGGAGGCCAGCACCAGATCAGTTCGCCCTCGTCGGTGAGGGTCGTGTACTCGTTCACCCGGATGAGCAAGTCTCCGTCTGACGGGAGTCTCGGGACGTAACGGAAACCGCCGCCTGCCATTCCGGGCTGTGGTGGGATGTTGGGGTCGAACTCCAACACGACGTTCTCGTCGCGGAGCTTCTTCCACCACTTCTTCAAGTTCCGAGTCTTCTCTTCGGACATCGTCTTGAAGCTGCCAGTACGCATGAACTCACCGTGGTCACGCAGACGCTGGTAGGGCTTCGACTTCCCGTGAAGGTTGGTCGTTTTGAACGGCCACGCCTTGTTGACGATCTGACGGGTGGTCAAGGATCCTCCGTACGTCTGTTTCTGCCACGAGACTGCCTGGCGCGTCACGCCATGCATCTCTGCGATTTGGCTCTGATTGAACCCCTTCCTTCTCAGCTCCTCAATGACGCTGGGGAGTAGTGCCTGTCGTGCGTGGGTTTTGCCGCTCATGTTTCCCTCCATGAGTAAGGATTTCAGTTGTGACACCTGTCAAGGTGGATTATAGGCGAGTGTCAAGCCGGTGCCTCTTTCCTTTTGAACGTGTCCGACCCTAACTACCCGGTCTGACACCTTGAGCCCCCCGAGCTGGAAACTAGGACGCTCGACCATTTAACGTCCACGAAACTAACGGACGCGTCTGATCTTGGCAACCATGTGTGCCCGTGCCTGCTCACTTGAGCTGGCGACGCTCAGCTACGAGATGATCACTGCTGACCCAACCGCTACTTCTGTCACAGTGACGCCGAGGTAGTCGATGGCTTCCTGTGAGGTGCGGATGGGCGACGAGGTGGTTTTCAGGAACTCGACAGCCTTCTCGCCGGCGAGGCGTATGGCCTCGGCCTCGGTCTCAGCAACCGCCATCGTCTCGTACCGCGTCTCGATCGTGGCAACGAACACTTTCACTTAGCTCTCCTAGCTTCTGTCGAGTCGGATCTTGATGACGTTGGAGACCTGAGGCTTGACCAACAGCCCCCGGCCCCCCGAGATCTCCAGCTCGTCGTCCTTGAGGGACACCTGGATCTCGTCGTGAAGGTACGGGTCGACCTCCCCGTTCATGGACATGTGGAACCTCTGGTGCCCGTAGTTGGGCGGGACGTAGATCGGGTTGTCGTAGTCCCCGTACCAGATCAGCGACGGCTCCACCGTTGCCTTGTGCTGGGCCAGCTTTCGCTCGTAATCTGCCCTCTTGCGCCGTTCCTCGGCCAGCAGCTCCTGTGCCCACTTCGGGAGCTTGGGCTCCCGCTCGTCAGGTGTGAACGTCACTCTCCGTTGACCTCCGCGTCGTAGTTGAACTCGGCCTTGTTCACAGCTTCATCGAAGTCGACGCCAGCAGCGTCGGCCAGGTGCATCAGGTCACCCAGCAGGTCCGAGAGCTGGGTGGCCACGTCGTTGTCGGACCCCCCGACCACCTCCGTGTAGGCGTGCAGCGCCGCCGCCGCCCAGGTGCAGTTGTAGGTGTTGTCACCCGGCTCGCGGCCGTGCTTGACGTTGCGGGCCATCTGGGCGATGTCTCCGAGGGTCTCGATCATGGTCACTCCTTGTCGGTGTCGGCCTTGGCCGGCTCGGTCTTGGTGTCGTTGTCGGACTTGGGCTTCGAGGTATCCGAAGCCTTGGTCGAGGGCTCGACCTTGTTGCCGCCCTTGGTGTCGTTGCGGCTGTAGCCCTTGTCGATCTGGGGCTTGATCGCCGCCTCCAGGGCGTCGGAGATCCGGCTCTGGTGGGTCAGAGTCAGCTCGGTGTCTCGCAGCGGCTTGAGCAGCGGCAGGTGCGCCGTGGGGATCAGGTGCTTGGTGTACGTGGTCCCGTTCGGGTTCTTGGACGAGGTCACCGTCGCGTCCCCGAGGTGGGTCAGCGGGTCGTCCACGCCTCCTTCGCCGTAGTTCGGGTGAACGAACGCCCAGCCGGCGATGGCGTTGGCGAAGGCCAACGCGTTGGGCCGATCGGGCATGTCTCCGACTCCGTCGTACTCGGCCACCACTTCGTCCCAGTCGTGGGTCTTGACCGTCTGACGGGGGCTCAGACCGAACGCTCGGCTGATGCCGTGATCGGAGTCTGGGTCGCCCACCACCACGTAGCGGGTGTCGGTTCGGGTGTCCTGCGCCTCGACGCCGTGGGCCACCTGAGCGCCCTTGCTCAGCCCGATCACCACGGTGGGACCGTCTGTTGCCTTGACCGCAGCCAGAGCGCCGGGAACGGAGGCTTGTGGGTTCGCCACGGGGCTGCCGTCGTAGTCCAGGTTGGTGAGCTGGTCTAGGTTCGGCACGAACGTGTGGGCGAAGCTGGCACCGTCACCACCGGTGCCCAGGACCGGCAGGTTGTAGCCGGTGCCCGTACCTCCGATGTACACCGCGTCGGTGCCTCCCTCGTCGGCGGAAGCGTTGGGGGCCAACAGGATGGCAGCAGCGCCAGCGGCAGCAGCAGCGAACAGCAGGTAGGTCTTCATTCAGTTCTCCCAGGTGGTGGTGACGACGCCTCGATCGGGCTTCGGTTCGTGCTCGATGTGGGTGATCCACAGGTTGGGGAAGCCTTCGCGGCGTGCGAGCTTCCGATGGGCCTTGCGCCACCCAGGTGCCATCACCGTGGTGACCTCGATCTTGTGACCGCCGTAGACGATTCGGCTCTCGAAGACCGAACCCTTGACGCTGACATCGCGTGTCGTCTCCATCAGCAGTACCAACTCTTTCTGCAGTGACGGGACTTCTTGTCCCCGTCGTGGTGGTCTTCGTCGTGGGCCTCCTGGCCCTGCGATGTCTGTGGGGTGCTCGGGTCGCAGGTCGGAAGCTCGCCTCGCAGAACGTGTTCTGCTGAGTCCTTCCAGAGCCCTCCGTACCGCTCGTAGTGGGCCTGAGTCCGTACCTCGCAGGAGGGCGTCACCGCGTGGGCTGGTGGGCTGGCGATGGCCAGCACAGCTACCGCTGAGGCGGCGAGCATCACCGCTGCCGCGAGGATCCGGGTCACTCTTCGTCTCTCCTGTTCTGTTCGGCCAGAAGCCTTGTCGCGATCTCGATGGGGTCGTTGGGCATGTGTTTCCTAGTGGGTGTCAAGTAGGTCACGCAGAGCTGTGGCAGCCTGCTGCGTGCAGACTCCGTTGCCCACCATGCGGAGAGCTTCGGAGCGTGAGATGTAGCCTTCGGCGGGGCGACGGCGGGAGGTGTCTACGAGGTCGGTCACCCAACCCTCGTCCCAGCCCATCATCCACTCGCTGAACTGCGCTGCGAGCCTTGGCTTTCCGGTGCTGTAGTCGATGGGCTCGGGAGCCGGCCTGGTGATCGTCTCCCACCGCTCGATGGCGGGGGCGTACTCAGCCCAGTCGAGCATTCCTCGTTCGAGCTTGGCCAACGTGGTGACGAGGTCATCGCCACCGGACCCCGGCCGGGTGGCTCGAGCGAAGTCTGGACCTGCGGTCGAAGACTTGGCCTCTGGCGTAGGCAGCAGCTTGAGGATGGCTGTCGGCAGGTCATCGCCGCCCTGGCGGGCGTTGGGGTTCGGTCCCTTGAAGTCCCTAGCCGAGGGCGTCGGCAGGCTGGGCGAGGATGAAGACTCGCTCCCGCTTGTGCGGCGCTCCGACGCTGGCAGCGGCGACAGTCTTCCAGCTCGCATCGTACCCGATGTCGGAAAGGTCTCCGAGAACTCGACCCATCGCTCGCATTGAAACACCCTGTGGGCCTGTTGCTTTGGCACTGAGTAGTCCTCTCACGTTCTCGATGACGACGTAGCGCGGTCGCATCGCGTCGATGGCGTTGGCGAAGTGAGCCCACAGACCGGAGCGAGTGCCGCTCTCGATGCCTGCTTTGAGACCCGCGTGGCTCACGTCTTGGCACGGGAAGCCACCGCAGAGCACGTCGACCCACGGGACGTTGGTCCAGTCGATCTTCGTGATGTCTCCGAGGTTGGGCACACCAAACCGCTTGGCCAGCACCGTGGCCGCGTGGGGGTTGACCTCGCTCTGCCAGATGGTCCGACCACCGAAGGCTTCCTCGACCGCCAGGTCGAGACCTCCGACGCCGCTGAACAGCGACCCGATGCGGGTCACCAGAAGGTCCACATGTCGGTGACCGGGATGGGCTTGTCCCAGCCAGCCTTGATGGCTGCGTTGGCTCGGTGATGCCCGTCGTAGAGCGTGTCACCGCGAACCATCAGCGGTGGCAGAGGCCACTCGTCCGATCCCTTGAGGATCTCCGCGATCTCTCCGACCTTGTCCCAGAACCGGCCGTACTCGGAGTGGCCAGAGCCGGGTCGGACCTCGCGGGAGTTGGTGATGTAGTACCCCTCCAGGTGCTGTCCGCTGTCCGCGATCGTGCATTGCGTCCGCAGCAGGCAAGCCACGTCGTTCGAGTTGAGCTTCGAAACCTCGTCCAAGGTGAGGGTGTCGGTCATGGGTCGTGCTGGCCTTTCAGTGAGTGGGTGTCAAGTCAGCGGCCGAGCTTGGCAGCTCTTGCCTGCATTGCTCGGTAGTGCGAGGTCGGTCCCGTGGTGTTCAGAACCTTGCGGGGTGTGGTCACCCGTGCCTTGGGCCGGTAGTCCCCGATCGTCATCTCTTCGATCAGACGCTCAGCGTGCCCCTTGGGCAGGCCGGTGGTGTTCTCGTCTTCGATCTTGACGTCGTGGTCAGTCCAGCCAGGGATGCCTTTGTCCAGCTCCAGGTCAACCCTACGAACCGGGCTCAAGTCTGGGGCGATGAAGTCCTGGGTGATGCTCTGCCGTGCGGTGACACGAACGTCCCGCATCTTGTTGCTGATCGCTTGCATTGCCGGCTCCAATCCTTAGGTATGCCTAACGTGGGTGGTCCGTGAGGGAGTCGAACCCTCGCGCTATGCCGCCAGTGACGGACCTTGACCAGTCCTCAGGGATCAAACCTGAGAGCACAGATGCCATTCTCAGATGACTTGGCCAATCGCAGTATCTCTTGCCTGGATTACGGAACTCATGTCCATCTGCCTCTAAATGCTCAGATGACCAACCCGATTGCCATTGGGGAGACTGCTGACGGTGTGCGAAGTACGCAGGGGATCGTCCTGATCTGCCATACTCACCGCCGACACGTTGCCGTGCCGCGCCACTATTTAGTTCTCAAAGATCGAGTACTGATTAACGATTCTCACTACTCGCTAAGCGAGTGGGTGTCAAGCTCACCGGCGTCTCGCTCGGTGTGTTTCACACTCTATCAGGTGGCTGAGTGGGTGTCAAGTTGGCGGTTCGTAGTGTTGCTATACCGTGTGCGCTCTCAAACCCGCTGGTATGTGGGTTCCCGCACCGCCGTGACGCTCAGTCCGTTTGAAGTTGTGAACACACTCTAGCATGAATGCCGAGTGGGTGTCAAACCCGGAGAATCGCTATTCAGTTTTCAAAGTGCTGAGAGCCAATCTACCCGATACCCGAGTGGGTGTCAAGTCCTGCTCTCGGTGTCCGCCGTGCTGGCCGAACGAGAACAACATTAGACCCTTCCCGAGTGGGTGTCAAGTCGACTGCATTCCCGCTGGTCAGGCCGCTATTCGCTCGAGTATGACCAGCCGCGGCGTAGCCGGCAAACCCCACGAAACACGTCCTGGCCTGCACTAACCCACATGAGCTGCTCACTATCGCACCGGTGGCCGGCTACCTGGCAATGCACGCTGACGTGCTCGGATGCTGCCCTGAGAGCCACGCTGAGAGCCGTTTGCTGGTGTCCTGGTGTGTGTGCCCTAGAGAGGATTCACGCGTGCGATTCCCTCCCCTGCCAGACGGCCGAATGGCTCACTATCGGGCATGTAATGAGCAGCTCTTAGCCAGGACATAGAGAGGCGTATGCACCACATAGTGCATACGTGCTGGTGAGGGTGTGTGTGCTGGTGTGTGTGGTGTGTGGTGTGTGTGTTAGCTACACATGGTGTGTGTGTATGCGTATGCGTAGCTAGATCAGCACATCACATCGCATCACTGCAGGTAGTGGCATGTATGAGCACACTAGCCGGCATTAGCTGAGTGATCTATCGCATCGCATCGCTCGAGGCATCGCATCGCACATTCTTTGCTGTGCATCGCATCGTCGCAGGTCAGGCACCCCAGGGGGGTTACCCCCATGCCCCCCCTCCCGACCGGGACGTAA